TTACAAAACCTAAAGTTACAAAACCTAAAGTTGCAAAACCTAAAAAATTAGATGAATGGGATATATATTTAGGACGTATTGTTGATTTGTTAGATATTAAAAAAGACAACAGGTCACTTGGAATACTAATGGAGTGTTTAAGAAACATGGAGAATAGGGACAAATAGTGGCAGAAAAAGTTAAAATAGACTCTGGACAAACAAAAATTGGTAGTAAAATTGTAGATATACATCAAAAAAATGAATATACAAGAGTGAACAACTATAAAGAAGGAATGTGTTTTAGTTGCTTTGGTAACGGTATTCCAGTAGGTGCAGGTGTAAACGACATTTGTGGTGACTGTGCAGGTAAAAAAGGCAGAGAAACCATTCTAGTCCCAATTAAAGAGATTGTTTATGGCATGTGTCATTTCTGTGGAGAATATAAACATGGCATGGAACAAATAAACGCAAGACTTTGTCAAAAGTGTCACAGAAAGGTTTCAAATATAATGAAATCATACAATGCAAAAGGTGGAATGTTTGAAGTTGATCCGTTTTGGAAGAGTATGAGAAGAAAACACGGAAAAGACTGGCAACACATACTGGGTAAAAATTTAGGTAACAAACGTTAGTTTTTTAACACAAAATTTATTCTATTATTTTCAAAATCATAATATCTGTTGTCATAATCAACCATTCTAGTTTCCATATTATTACCATCGTTAATATATTTGTCAACTCTCCATCTAAGTTCTGGTTTTCTTAAAAATCTTGGAAATATATCAATAAACATCTTTTTAGGGTTAAATTTGATCTTATCATGCAATATAAGCTTAGTTTCATCAGTTATGTACTCTTCTACAGTTGCATTTCTAAAATGAACCAAAGATTTTTGCAAATATGGCTTTTCTATGAGGTCATTTGTGTCAGTTACCACCCATAATTTAGTTTTTTGATGGATATACATGTCTATTATCTTAATTGTTTTGAATTTTTCATTGAAATTATCCTTGTTAAATAACTCAAATTCTTCATAATTATTGTATAAATATATGGAAGAAGCCATAATATTCATATATATCACCCATTAATAAATCAACCGATATAAATAAAAAGCATAAATATTATTAATTAATATGCTTGAATTGTTAGATTCAATATATGAAGAAGTAGTTATGGCTATTGCTCTTGGTACAGGGGCAGCAGTAGTCACATATTTTAAAAAAGTACAAAAAACACAGAAAAGTCTATGTGAGACAGTAGAAAGATTACAAAAAACCATTATTATTTTAGCTAAAGCAGTTGATAGGCAGTCAAATAGATTACACCCAGAAGAGGCAAAATCAGATCTTGACGACCTAGTCAAGGAATTACTCGACAAATGAGTAGTAATAGTTAAATATAGATGGATTGTCTTTCATTTATGGTAGATCCATTACTCGTGGTAGTAATCGCAACAGTATCTGGTGCAATCTTAAACACCATAAGAGGATTTCTAGGTTCTGAAAGTTCCTATGATATTAAGAAATTCTTTGGTGCAGTAATTGTTTCAGGCTTTGCAGGTATTGCTATAGCACAAACAATAGGATTATCAGGCATAGACACATTAGGTCTAGCATTGATAGGTCTTACAGCAGGTTTCTCTGTAGATTATGCTGTTTCAAAAGCCAAAAAATTAACAGAGGACTAAAAAACCTCTAGTTTTTACTTTTTTATCATAATATTTATTAACCTTGTTACGTTCAATTTATATATGACAATTTATGGTTTCCATAAGCTTACAAGTACGTTAAAAAGCATGGAAGGTATATCTTCAGATGAAAGATACTTTGAAGGTCTTTTGACTGTTCAAATGAAAGATAAGCAAGGTGAAGTTACCATAGTTGATGAGTTATACAAGGTATTGCCTGTATGGATAGACAGAGGAGCACCAATCAGTGATACTCACTCTAACAGAATTGTAGGCAAAGGTATCAATTATTCTAGAACAACTGTAAAAAATGGTGAGGGTCATGAGTTACCTGCAATTAAAATAACTGGTAAAATTTTCAAGAATTATGAATTAGATAATGTTATTTGGAATAAAATTAAAAATAATGAATACAAGGGATTATCATTTGGTGGTGCAACGAGATCAGCAAGATCCCCAATTAAAATGAAAGACGGAAGTACTGCTTATGCATTAAGTGATCTTGAACATTATGAAGTTGCTGTATGTGCAGATCCTGCAGTACCAATGGCTATCATTACTGATTTTAATCAGATTGCTAAAGCAAATTTTAACTCATCTGTTAGAGATGATGGTAAGATGGTAATTCAATGTGACAAGATGGGTTGTTATGTCAATAAAACTGGAGGAGGAGATCTCTTAACTGTTATGGAAGGTGACAAACCAGAAAATTATAATGAAGTTGAGGCAGGAAAACAACGTGGTAGAGCCATTGATAAAACTGAACCAACAGGTTTAACTGCTAGACAATTAAAATTATGGAAAGAAATACAGGAAGATGATAAAGAAGATTCTGATAATCAATATTATAATAAATTTATGGAGAAAAAAGAGATGTTGGACGCAACATTAGGTAATAAGGAAGAGAAACGCCCAACACAACCTGAAAGTGATATGAGAGAAACTGAAACATCAGGTTATACACCAGATCTAGAAAAAGCTATTGAAATTATTAATAAAGCAGGATATAGAGTTGATACTGAAGATAGAAATAATGGTACAGAAATCAATGATACAAAAAGAGAAATACCTGAAAAGAAACTTCCAATAAAAGGATCACTATCACAAGAACTTCCAACTCAAATTCAACAAGCAGATCTAAACGAATCACAAACATTTGAACAAAAAGTACAAGCATTGATGGCAGAAGGTAAGTCAAGAGAATCAGCAGAAAAGATTGTTGGTTCATTTGTACACAAGGTCGAAGCAAGTTCAGGCTCAGGTGGTGCAGGTATTGGTGGAGCAAATATGACTAACGGTGGAACTTTAACAACACAAACTGGTGGTGCAAATAACCCAATACATAATAATAAATGTCAATGTGATAAATGTAGAAGTAAGGGATTAGAAAAAGCAAAAGGAGATTATTGTCCTAACTGTGGAAAACATAAAAAACTTGGTGTTGCAGATAATGGAAGGGATATGGGTGATATGACATCTATGGGTGGAGCCTGTCCTAATTGTGGTCATGGTTTTAAAGATCCAAGAAAACCTAAAGCAGCAGATATTAGTAATACTGGTTCAGGTGGAACAACAGAAGGAGCATTTAATCAAGATGCACCTAACGCACAAAGATTGAATAACAAAGCAGATGATGTAGATTTAGATAAAATTATTGAAGAAGAGACTGAAAATATTAAAGGTAAGAAAGGTGGAGGTGGACATAGATCACTTGCTACAAGATTAACATCTGGACAAAATGCTAAAAAGAAGGCAGATGATGAGGAAGACGAAGAAGTAGCAGCACCACAAGAGGTTGAAGAAGAAAGACCTGAATGGGATTGGTTAATGAATAGACATAAATCAAAGGCAATTAGAGAGGTAAACAAGGTTCATGCTTTATTAAAATTAAACAAAGTAAGAGTAAAAGCATGTAAAAACTGTGGTTTAAAAGCAAGAGGAATGAGAAATGAAGGAGATACACTTCCAGTGTATAGAAGTAGAAAAACAAGAAAGCAAGATAAAGTAGTTCGAGATGCATATAGTAATATGAGGTTTGAAGATGGTTTTGAAGATGGAAGTAATTATGAAAACAAAGATTCAGAGGGTAAAAAACCAAGATCACTACCAAAACATGATAAAGATCCTAATTTTTACTCAGATTCATCAGTTGAAATAGATGGTAGATCTAGTCCTAAACCTCCAAGAGATCGTGATGATAGAGATGATAATAATGATCCACCAACTCCAAAGATACGTTACAGTAGAGGTGGAGATACTGCTGCAAGACAACTTAAAATGTCATTAGATGAACTCAATAAAAAAAAAGCTATGACATATAGAAAAACAAGAGGTAACGTAGAAATGAAATATCCAACAGTAGGTGAAGAAGTATGGGATTCAAAACAACAAAAACGTGTTAAAGAAACCAAGACACCAAAAAGAACAATGGCATTAGAAAAAGCATTATATGAACTTAAAAAACTACAAATTTCAGGTGGTTTAGGCTCAAGAGGTCTAGGATCAGATCATGGACATACTCAAGGCTCAGGCGACAGTACTCAAGTAACATTAGTACAACCAAGACCTGAAGATGATAGGGTACAATCAAAAAGAACAACACAAGAACCTAAAGTTGTAAAAAAGATAAGAGCAAACAGAGGTGTAGGAGCATTTGGTAGTGATTTACCTGATGGATCTAAAAATGAAGCACCTGTTGCCGATGAAAATACCAGATATATTGATCATAATGGAAAAGCTTGGAAAACACAGGCAGAAGCAGATGCAGTTCCTGCAAGAAAACGTATGAATAGAAGACTAGCACGTGATAGAAGAAATGCTTATAGAGCAGATACTAGACAAACTATAGGCGATAGACTAAAAGAATAACAATATAAATGTTCCCACAATCTTTATAAACCCTGTTATATGTAATTCAATATACATGACTTTAGAAGAACTTAGAAAAGAAGATCATGAAGACGAGAAAGACGAAGAAGAAGAAGAAGAATATGAATCAAAAGAAAAATCTTTTGACGAAGCTTTAATTGAAACTTTGTCTACTCTAACTGAGCACGTAAAAGCTCTGTCAGATTCTCAAGCAAATCTCGAAGAACGAGTTGAAAAAGCTCTCTTTGAAGAACCAAAAACACAGTTAAATATCAAACCAAAAGAATCAGATTCTGAGGACATTGGTGCTGATGTAACTGTACCAGATACATTACAATCCAATTCTGTGCAAGCAGGATTAGATGACGATAAATCTGGTCAAGATAAACCTGAAAGTGATGATTCAGGATTAGCTATGCAACAAAAAGCTAATTTCAATTTCACCACTGAAACACCAAGACCAAGTGCTTCTGTTGAAAACATAAACAAATCTGCTGACGTAGAATTGAATATGGTTTTGAAAGACGCAAGAAGTCAAGGTTATGAAGGTCTATCCCATGTTGCAAAAAGAATCTTAGCAGGCGATTATGGAAGCCCAGAAACGACACAACAAAACGGAGGGTATTATTAAAATGCCTAAAATCCAAACAATCGACGAACTTGAAGCACTCTATTATGGATATAATAGAAACCTCATCAGAAAAGCTGACGCTCCAATCACAACATCAACTGCAGGCACTTTTAATGCCGTATTTGGTGCTTATGCATGGGCTCAACTTAACTTAGAGGCAAACGCTTTCGGTATTCTACCAAAAGTCCCTTGGGACAAATCTGGTTGGAGGGTTATTACTGACAAAGCTGTCCTTAATACCACAAACTCTAATACAGTATTAGGTGGAACTGCAGAAGGTGGATTAATTGCTGAAACAACCAAACCTCAACTTAAAGAGATTGATGTAAAACCAAAAACAGCTCAGTTGCCATTCAGTGCATCTGAAGTAATGGAATGGCTTGCAACACACTCTAAAGATGATATTTGGGGAGGCTTAGGTAGTCTTAGACTATTTATGGCTGTACAGCATAAAGAATTCCTCAATAGAGCATTGCTAAAAGATTCAGAGGTTGGTGCAGCAGCAGGTGGTGCCTTCGCAGGCACACTGGACTTTGAGTCACTAGACAGAATTATTTCTTCAAACGCTGAAGAAACAGTTGTCGGTGGTGCAGGTTCAAAACACTACAATCCTTGGGCAGCAAGTGCTGATATCAATAGAGATACCAACGCAATGCCTGAATTTGATTGTACTGTAGAATCCGCTGGTGGAGCAATAGGAACAGATGGTGTTCTTACCGATGATACATTACGAACTTTCCTTAGAAAGATCCGTATTGCAGCAGGTAAAGATCCAAACGTATTCTTAGGTTCCCACGAAGTTTATTCCGAAATCCAAGGCTTGTATATGCCTTCTGTAAGAGTTGCAAACCCTTACGGTGAGAGCTTAGTACAAATCGACGTAAACGGAATCCAAACTTTCAAAGGCACTGGAGTAGGTATTCACGTAGATTCTATCTATGGAGTCCCATTCATTCCAACAAAAGATGCACCGTCATACGGTAACACTGAAGTTGGAAGACTATTTGCATTAGATACATCTGATGCAGAAGGTTATGGTTATCCAAGAATCGGAATCCAAGTAGCAATTCCTACCGAATATTACGAAGCAACCCGAAGAACTCCTGCATATCCATTTGTCAACAATGCATTTGTTGAGAAAGGTGTATACAGAACTATGGGTGAAACTGTATGTCGTCACTTCAAATCTCAAGGCAAGATCAGAGATATTAAACTCTAGTCAAACCAAAATCCAATTTTTTACTTTTTTAGATATATATCAAGTAACTCCCTAAACTAAGAATATATTTATAGGTTTAACCCATTATTTTAATATGAAGTATGCTGTTATAATCCTTGTATTTATGGTTTTGTTCATGAATGTACCTTTAAATTCATTTGCAGAAAATGGGGAATATAGTAAATATAATTCATTAAAATTAAGACATGCTACTAATCCTCATGTTTGTTTGTTTGAGGTCAATCCTGAGTTATATGATTGGTATAAGTTAAAATACATAACAATATCTGCAATAGAAGAATGGATATTAAAATTAGAATATGCTTATCCTAACGGTAGTTGGGCTGTTCTTGTAGAAACAATACCTTGGGAAGACCATAAAACTGCAAGTGCATTAGATTATCCTCAATGTAATATTATGATAAATTATGAAAAAACATCAAACAGTAAAACATTAGGAAACACAGGTTTAAATTTTAATGCATCTTGGCATAAATTTATGTTCATCAATGTATTTTTAGAAAGTCAAAAAAACATAACTAAGATTGTTATAGGTGATGATATATCTACATCTACAGTTAACATGGTGCAAGAAAGTTATCCTTTATCAGAGAACACAATAAAAAATATCATAGTGCATGAATTTGGACATGGTTTAGGTTTGGCACATTTTAACTTAAACAGGTCAATGCAAGGTTACACACAATCTGTAATGGCACCAACAATAAGTCCATTTGATGAAAATCAGATTTTATCTGTCACATATCTAGATTTAGTCATGATTGGTAAAATATATGGAGAAAATGGTTGGAATAAACCAGTACCAGTATTCCATATTAAAGGGTGTTATATATCAGATAGTTATATTTTTAGATGTTATTAAAGTATATATAATAGTCTTTTTTATATAAGTTGATGGCAATAACAATCGCACAAAATGCCTTACATAAAAGTCTTTCAGGCAAGACACTATCTATACAAAGTGAGCTGACATCAAAATTGAAATCAGTAGTAGTAGATATAACCTATGCAGCAGGTGATAACTATGCTACAAACGGTAATGTCGTAGATCTTTCATTAGGTAGTAGAATCGGTACTGTTATCGGAGCACAAATCTTCGATGGCAATAAAGGTTTACTTTTGCAATATGTTCCTTCTGCAACAAATGCAGCAGCAACAGGTAAGATTAAATGTTATGGTGAAGATCATACTGCCAAAGGTTCAGCAGCAAGAGCATTTGCAGAATTAGCAAACGCATCAACTGCAACAAACAGTATGACCTGTAAAATCCGAGTACTAGGTTTCTAGTCTCTTTTTTTCTATTTTTTATAAAGTTAATTAACTTAATTAAGCTAAGTTAGCTAACTTTACATACGTTAGCTAACAGTTAATTAATACTATGTATTTCTATAGTTGATAAAGTTTATATAATTCCTCATATATGATATAATATGGGTACAGAGAATCATAATGTTGTTTCCTTCAATGCTAATACTTTGGCAAAAGGATCTCATGGTGTCATAGTCGCTATATATTGTACTAAGGAACATGCAGGAGCAAAATTAGAAGTAATTAATGGTACTAATGCAGCAGGCACAGTTGAATTTGAGGTATTTGGATCATCAACTCAATCAGTCTTTAACATAAATAGACGTTTAGAAGATGGTATTTTCCTAAAAGTGACTAATGCAGCCGAATGGATAGTAGTTTTCAAATAGAAAATTTAAATACAAAGTAACCTTTATAAAACTATGGTCACATACTGTACAGTAGCCGATGTTTCTGATTTTCTTCGTGTTCCAATCACTGCTACTACTACTCCAAATAAGGCTCAGGTCGAGAAAATTATCCTCAGGAAAGAGAAAGAACTTGACAGAAGAATAGGACACCATTTTGGAGGAGTTATATCATCAGGTAAGGAAATTCATGATTTACCATTATTATATTCTTATGGTTGGGGTTCACCAATATTTTTAAAACATAGACAGATTGCAGATTTAGATCCCGATGAAGGAGATAAAATAGAAATATGGACAGGTGACAGTTATATTGATCATACAAATGATACAGGAGTTCATAACCTTGAAGGGGAGTATGGAAAGTTATATTTTCGTGGTTATATATTTACAATTATGAGAAAGAACAGAATAAGAGTAACATATCGTTATGGAGATCCAACGGTTCCTTATGATATACAAGACGCATGTATTAAACTAACAGCAATAGATTTGATCAACTCTAGTTTCAGAATGGATATTCTACCAACTGGTGCAAACGGTGTAGACATATCTGCATCTAAGTCAGATTGGAGAGCTGATATTGAAAACTGTATAGACAATCGACAAGAAATATTCTTTATACCTTAGTATGGTAAGAATTAAAGGATCTAGAAGAGGTGATAGATCTCTTACTTCTAAAACAAAAAAAGTAATGCATGCAAGATTAATTGGAAGTAAAATAAATTCATTGGTAGATCAAACAAATCAAGATATATTAGAAATGTTTAGAGGACAAGGTTTGGATTATGTACCATTTAAATTAGAATATAATACATATTCAGTTCGTGGATCTTATAATAATTTATATGATCCTACTAAAACCCCTTATAAAAAAGATGGAACAGAAGGGGAAGTATGGAAATCAGTAAAAAATGTAACTTTAAATCTTGATTCAAAATTTCTTGAGTATTATTTTCAGGATAAAATAGGATATGATTCTTGGCTTTCTAGTAATCACCCTCAAATATCACGGGCTCATTGGAAACATGTTAAGTTAGACCACCCTGATAGTCCACAATATGAATCATTAAAAAAACAATATCATGCAGAAGTTCCACATCAATTACAACGACCAGATATATTACCTAATAAAATCAAAACAAAAAGTGGAAGAATTGATCAAAAAGCATCAACCATTTTAGGGTATGTTAGAGAAAAGCAAAGTACTACAGAACATGGACAAAAAGATTTCAAATCATTTACTGGTAGAGATGTTGAAAAGTTTTTTGAAGGAGAAGGTTTTTTATTCAAAGGTAATATAAAATCTTATTTAGATGAAAATAGTGATGAAAGAATACAAAGTGTATTAACAGCAGCATTGGAAAAGTTTAATGAGGCATTTCTAAATCTTGATCTAACAGAAACAGTTGCTTCAAAAGAAGAGATAGAATCTCAGAAAAAAACATCTGACAAACATAAAGAATTTTTAAGTGAGATTGATGAGATAAAACAACAACAGATAAAAACACCTAAATTTCCAAATATAAACAATATTAGAGACTGGTTTATTAGAACAGGTATTTTCAAATCTTATAAATTTGATGATTTCTTAAATATTAAAACAGTAAAAGGAAGAATGAATTTTATAGACAGATCAGTGTTTTTGATAGCAAATGGAGTATATGCTAATGCTTTAGGACAGAATACAGCAAGTTGGAGTGGTAAATATAAACAAAATGCAGGTGCTAAAATACCTATATCTAAGGCAAGAAAAAATAAAAGACAAGTAAAATCAGATTTGTATAAAGAACGTGGGGATAGATCCAAATATCAAACAGAAAGACAGATTAAATATGAAGTTTGGAGAAAAGCAAATACTACTATTGCTCGTGGTTGGTATAATAGATATGATAAGGGTAGAAGAAAAAAACCTACGAGTAGTCGTACTGACGACCGTGTATAAAGACAAACTTAATAACTTTGTAAAATCTATATAAAGTATGGGTAATTCCAACATGTATCAAAGTGCAGAAACTGCAAAGAATCTTATTGTAGATAATTGGACTTTATCATCTCAACCAGATATAACTTTCGTATGGGAAGAAAGAACCACTGGTTTTATGGACGATAGGCGTGATTTCATATTAGTGACTCCTACCAATGAAGATCCACAATATTTTGGTCTACATGGTGAAGATTTTCTACATACTATTTATGTTAAAATAGAGGTACATTCATTTAAAAATCTACAACATCATGAAAATTTGGTAGATGAAGTGTTTAGAATAGTGAAAGCAAACATACGAGGAACTGATTATGTGGATCTAATGTTAACCCAATCTAACCATGATAATGATTTATATAGGAATATTTATAGGCATACCATCGTTATGAAGTACAGAAAACTTAATCCATAATATTTATAAGGTAATAGTTTAAATAATATCATGGTACGAACTGGTGCTCATGTATATGTAAAATACGGCTGGGAAGGAGACACTTACGGTGTTTTAGACGCAACTGGTTCAGGTCAAGTAGCAGATAAAAAATTCGGTCTTCAAGACAAAATGTCTAGTCTTACACTCACAAATAATAAAGTTAATTTAGCTAAACTTAATCAAAATACAGTAGATAAATTTGCATACGGTCAACAACAAGGATCTGCTTCAATGTCATTTACACTTTCAAGCCCGTGGATAATTGGTTCAATTTTAGGATCTCCAACTAAAGCAGGTACAACACCATTTACATATACATATCCTGCAAGTGCAGGACTACCTAAGACAGCTAGAACAATTCAAATAGAAGTTGGTTATGACGGATTATCAGCAGATATAGTCAGAACATTAAAAGGTGGAATTGTAGGATCACTTTCCATAAGTGCTTCAGTAGGTGGATTAGTAGACTGTAGTGCAGATATTACTTACGGTATAGAAACAGCACCATCAACAACCTTGACAGCAACACCTACAAAACCAGCAGAAGAATTTCCATATACATTCGCTCACGCAGAGTTATATTTTGCAGGAGCATTAGTTGCACAGTGTCAAGATGCAAGTTTAAGTCTTACACAAAATGCAGAACTACTTTATGGTTTAGGTAGTCATTCAGGTGCAGCAGCATACAAACGAGTCTTGGATATAACTGGTTCATTCAAAGCCTCATGGTTAAATAAAAATTTACTAGATGATTTACTTGCACAGATAGCAGCAGTTCCTCAAGAAACAGTTGGTGGAGGAGCAACAGAATTTAGATTAACATTTGAAAAATCTTCTGCTGAAAAAATAGTAATAACCTTGACAGGATTGGCAATAAATGATCATGGTGTCTCAGGTCTTGAACCAGTAGAACCAGTATTTGAAGACATTAGTTGGACAGCAAAGACCATATCTGTAGTAGCAACCTCTGCAGCAACAGCAGAACAATAACACTTTAATATAACAATTATACACAATATATATGATTAAATCGTTTGAGATCCCGTGGGACAATAATACAAAAGAAACTGTATCATACGAAGATGATATTACATTTGGTGAATTAGAAGCAATTCTAAATCAATGTTTAGATATGACTCAGGTAAATGAACCTAAGGTTAACTTGCCACTTTATAGACAGTTAATATTAACAGCAGTAATTACAAAAGCACCTTTTAAAGTAAAAGAAGTTGCTTCAATTAGAAATCTTAAATCAAGTGTAGCAAAGACCATCATGAAGGAGGTCATGAAAGACTACCCTTTAGCGAAATATTTGGAAGAGTGGGTGGAGACTTTCGTGGGACAGGATATAGCAGAGGCACAGGAAATCTCTACTACTTCTTCGCAAGGGAATACGGTTGGACGAAAGACCAAGTCGACTCGCAGCCAATAGGCTATCTTAATACAATTATATCTGAATATAAAGACGAACAACGTAAAGAACGTGTAAATTTAAATAGATCTAAGTAATAGGTTATATATCATGGTAACAGAAATTTCATTTGAGCAAGAGAAAGAACTTATTGAACTTGAAGCAAGAAAAAAAATAGAGGTTGCAACATCACAATCAAAGATTTATATGTTACAAAAACAAGGTGCTTTACAAACTGACCATGCTTTGAAAGGTCAAAGACGTATGCTAGAAGTTATGACTAAATCTATGGGTGGTGGTGGAGTTCTTGGAACAGCAATGGCAATGTTACAATCTGTAGGTGGAATGGGATTCCAAAACATGAAAGATAAACAAGCATTAGCAAATCAAGGTGGACAATTTCATAAAGATCCTGCAGAACGTAAAAGATTTGGTATGTTACAACAAAGTGGAACTGTTGGTGTGTTTTCAAAATTAGATAAAATATTTGAGAAAAATTTTGGTGGTGATTCTAAATGGAATAAGATGTTTGCTGGAAGAGGTAAAATGGCAGCAGTAGGAATGGGAATAGGTGCTGCAGGAGCAGGAATAGGATTAGGTGCTAAAATCATTGATTCATCTCCGTTAATGCAACAGATGTTAAAATTACTTAACTTTGGTATTATGCTTGTACTTAGACCTATAGGTGACTTTTTCGGCATGCTCATGCGACCAATATTAATATTGTTGTTACGAAAGTTTATCATACCATTTTATCAAACTGTATATCCGTGGTTCTTAAATGCTGCAAATCAATTAAATAATTCAACCAAAGCTATTGAAGATATAGGAGAGGGTATTGTTAAATCAGTAGAAACAAGTGGTAAGTTTATTGTTGGAAAACTTGATCCTACACTTACTCCAAATAAAACTCCAATAGGAACACCAGATGGAACAACTAAAGTAGGGTTAAAAATTCAATCTCTTACAGATATTATTACTAAAAGATTTCCAAAGGCATTTGCTGCTACTGCTACTCCTACTCCTACTCCTAAAGTTAAAACTCCTACTCCTAAAGTTAAAACTCCTATAACAGGAGCACAGGGTAAGTCAATTCTTAAACAAGCAGGTTTAGGTACTAAAACTTTAACAGGAGCACAGGGTAAGGCAGCAATTAATGCAGCTACTAAACCACCACCAACTTTGCCTAAAACTACAAAACCAAGAACCCCGTGGTTAAATACAAAAGTACCTAGTCCTGCACCCGTTATCAAGGCATCTACAAAAGCTGTTAATGTTGCACTTAAAAGTATAAAGGCAGTAGATGCTGTTATGAGTTTACCTGCACAACTTGCAGTAAAAGTTGGTAAAGGTGGTCTTAAATTAGCAGATAAAGCTATTGCAGCAGCCAATGCAGTGTCTCTTGGAACTAATGCTAAAGTAGCAAATGTAGCTAAAAGTGCTGCTAGCCCTATAACAAAACCAGTTGCAGGTGCAGCAACAAAAGCAGTAAGTAAAATAGCAGCCACAACAACAGCAAAAATAGCAACAAGAGCTATACCTATAGTAGGTCAAGTGTTATTGGGAATAGACGCATTAGGAACTGCAATACAAGCCATAGCACCTGATCATTACAAATCTTTTAACAAGGGTGTTCGTGAAGGTGGATCAGCAATAGGTATTCCTGATTGGTTGACTGAAGGTGCTTTAGACTTTGTAGGATTTGGTGAACAGTCAACAGGTCAACAGTTAGTCGGTTTAGCTGAAACATTAGCAGCACCAGTTACAGGAGGAAGGAATAATAGTGGTAGAAGACATGCATTTGGTGGAATGATAAGTGAAGAGGTTAGAGGTTTCGGTAAATCAGGTAGAAGATATGTATTTGGAGAAGGAGGATCTGAAATGGTTACACCTATGTCTAAAATGGGAAGACGTAGTGGTGGAGGTGACTCAGGCGTAACAGTAAACGTAACAGTTAATGGTAACATATACTCAGATAGAGATATGCTTAAATTTCAAAGAACAATAATGAAAGCAATAGAGACAAGTAGTACGAGGAAGGCTAAATTATGACTGATATAATGATAGAGTTGTATAAGATTCACCCTGAATCATATCTTCCTCAAGGTGGCACAACTCAAACAAATACTTATAGAATAGATAGATTTCAAGCTAAAACATTTGAAACTATAGGGATAGATTTAAACACACCCATATCACCTATGCCATTACCTGAAGATAAATCAACAGAAAATATATTGGTAAAAATGGAAGGTAACTCACAACAGATAAGATTTGGTTGTAAATTTGATTCTAACTTGGTCACATTAGCTAATGTAACTGGTATAGCATTAGATGAAATATTGGAAGAAGATGATCATATAGACGTTGATAAGTATGATAATAATGGAACTGAAACTGATTATGTTTATGTTGACCAAGTTGAAGCCAATAATATAAAGTTAGTAGATTCTTTTCTTAGTAACTTTGAATCAAGATCAATTACAGATACATTTCTATTAAGAATTATAGACACTACCACTGACTCAATATTTTATGAAGGTGCAGGATCTATACAATCAATCTCAACATCTGTAGATTCAGGTTCTCCTGTAGTATGGACTGTTAATGTAGACTATTTAGTAGGAAATGTAATGTCAATATATGATGCAGATACTCCTGAAATGGTAACAGGTTTAGAGATAAGTAGTCCTGCATCAGGAAGTATAAGATATAGATGGACTGATCCTGTAAGATCAGGTGGAACTAATATTATATCATTTTCTTTGGGTTATCAAAAAGTTGGTGATGCTGTTACAAGTTATCATAAAGTTACGCAGGCTGCTGCAACTGCTAGTATAACAAATGGTAAATATCAATTTACTGCAACATCATTAACAGGTCAATATTATGTCTTCATAGTTGCTAAAAATACAGGTGGTTCAGGCATACGTTCAGAGAGAGTAAGAGTTGATTCTACTTGAAATCTTTTGCTAAACTTGTTAAAGAAGACACTCAAGATATTGGAGGTTCTGATGTAAGAGTAGTATCCACTGTTCCTATGGATCATGCAGAAATAGCAAGAGATGGGTTAAGAGCAGTAGATTCTGGTATATTCAAAGTTCCTTCAAGAATATCATCACTTATAGGAGATGAATATAAATACATACAAGACGTAGCAGATGCAACACATTTGAGAGGTGCTTATTTGTTTCAAGGCTCATGTCTTGATGAAAGTGGATATAACAATGATCCTGTAAATCAAACACATAGTACTTTATCTGGATTTACAGATTATGATGGATTGGATTATACTTTAACTACAACTGCAAATAATAAATTCAAAGGATTTTACGGTGCTACTGCAACAAGTAATGGTAAAGGTGCTATAATTCCAAACAAGTTTCTTAAAGACGGTACTACCAATACATTAGATTTCTCAGGAGATTTTGATATATTTTGTTGGGTTGAACCAGAAGACGGTGAACAAGGTGGAGTTATATTTTCAAAAATTAATAGTTCTGGTGAAGGCATAACAATTAAATTAGGTATGACTTCTAATCAATTTTATGCAATCGCAACCATTGAGAATACTACTTCAGGAGTAGGATCTAAATCATTTTCTACTTCAGGTAGTGATGGTGGCTCTGCATCATACTGTCAAGCTGATACACCATGTCTTGTGAGATTACAAAGAAAAGGTATAACATTTAATTTATGGTTAGTTAATGGTTCAGAGAGTATTCCTTTTGGAGCACCCAATGGAACTTATACTGGAACTGCTTCATATCCAAAATCATCAGGCTCTTTTTCAGTTCCAACTGATGCAACTATAGGATCAAAAGCATCAGCATGGAGTACTAATACTGTTACATCAACAAATAGTAAATTTGAAGGAAAATTATATTCTATAAGAATATATTCTAATGTACTTGACTCAGAAAGTTCCAAACAAATATTTTCATCAAGACCTATACCTTTGATCATGAAACTTGCAGGAACAGTATGGAAAATAGAATCTAGTATAGATCAAAAGAAAATATATGTAAAAGGATTTGGTAAAGTCATAATAGATTCAGTTATAAGTGATATAATATTACCTAGTGGAAGTACTTATGTTACTGGTGAATGGTATAGAAATTTAAGTCCTGCAACAAGTCCAAGTAGATCTGGTAAAACTTTCACTATTTGTTCCTCTGTAGAAATTATAAGATCAATATTTGCTCACCTTAATCAAACACTTATAAATTCACCTAATTTTAAATTAAGTGTAAGAGATCTAACTTCAGTATCAAATACAATAAACTCTTATGAAGGATCAGGTAATTTCTTAGAAATTATTAATCAGTTAATGACTATAGTAGATAAATCATTTTATGTATCACCAAGAGGTAAATGTATTATAGAAGATAATGATATTGATTTAACTGATACATTGAAATTTGGTAAACTATATGATGTAACTGCTGATGGATATGATGATAGTATGACTGTAAACGATTTATATGTATCAACCAGAATATCAGGTAGTTTTAATATAATACACGATTCTGATACAACTTCTATTAATCTTATAGGATTATACTCAAAAAGAATATTTACACCACAAATTACTGATGCAGCAGCAGCAATAATTTTTAGAAATAAATTTCTTACAAAACATGCAGTTATTAATACCAGATATACTATAGTTGCTCCTGCTTTGATAGATTTTGTTAGAGAGAATTTCAAGGTAAAGGTAACAAATACCACTAAAAATCTTGATGTCAGTACCACAATAAAATCAATAACTTGGACTTACCCAGAAGGTAAAACAACCATAGAGACAGGTGACTTCCTATTGGACGCATTTGATATTGAAAAGACCTCAGCAGAGGCAATCAGTAACCTAGTCACAGATACCAATTTGAACCCATAATAAAGATTACTGTCTTATTCAAAGACAATAATATTTAAATACTTCAATATTAAACATATTACATGTTAATTCACGGTAACGGCAAACAACTTCCAACAGAAATAGATCCAAAAAATAATATTTGTGTAGTAGTCACTCATCAAGACGGTTCAAAAGACTGGTGGTATGGCTCAAACCTAGTCACTAATGACGGTGATATATTTTACGCTAAACAGTCAGCAGAAGAAAATCCTGCAACAAATGAAAACTTTCATGCTTCAGCATGCGTTCTACAAAACCCTGCTTCAGCAGATACCATTGCAAAAACAGATGCATATGGTCAAGTAAGCAGTCCAATTACAACTACAGGTGCAGTTAGAGGACTAACAGCAACCTACCCATTAACCAATGATCAGGATTCCGATAATACAGGTGCTTCAGCAGATGCAATATCTTATAGATTTGATTGGGCAACCAACCAAATTGACACATCAGCAGGAAACCCAATTACAGGTGGAGCAATTTATGATGTTGGACAAACATCACCAGTAAGTGCAACCAAAATCTTGACACACTGGAACTTTACATCACCTGCAACATTCCATAAAACAAGCACTGATACACTAAAACTCTTCGTAAATCATACATTTAACGGAGTATAACCCTTTGCCTAAAGGCTTATCTATGGGAGGCATATTTAATTTGTTAGAAAGAATTAGTATGAAGTTCCCAAAAGCAACAGGTGGACTTGATGATAAAGTAAGATTTGATGAGAAGGTTAATTTTGTATTAACAAAGGTTAATAAGGAAGAGATACGAGGTAATAACTGATGGCACGTAAAGCAATCTACAAGCACGCAACAGAAGTCAATACTACCACTTATCCTGATGATGGCTCTTCTCCAGTAGGAACTAATGAGTGGAATGAAGATCCTGCACAATCAGGAATGTATGGTAACACACCTACAACAGCAACAGTAACAATAGCCTCAGGTGTATTAACAGTAACAGATTCAGTTACAGTTGCAGCAGCAGAGGCAGGAATTACAGATACTTTAGATAAATTAGCAATAGCAAACACAAGTCAATATGATTTGATATATCTTTTTGCAGATACAGGAGATACAATTACATTAACAAATACTTCAAGTCCATCAGCAGATGGTCACATAAAAACTATTAGTGATGCAAATGAAACATTATCTACAACCAAACCTACAATCCTAATTAGAAAAGGAAATTATTGGTATGGTTATGGTGGAGGAACCACGGCAGATGGATCAGTTACAAATGTCAAACTTGCAGATATGGCAGCAAATACAATTAAAGTTAGAAATGCAAATTCAACAGGAGTTCCATCAGATGTAGCATTAGCAGATACAGAATTATTAATTGGAGATGGAACAGGATTTACAGCAGCAGCACTTTCTGGAGATGCTACAATGACCAATGCAGGTGTAGTTAGTGTAGCAACATTGAATCAAAATACAACAGGCAGTTCAGCAAGTTGTACAGGTAATTCAGCAACAGTAACAACCAACGCAAACTTGACAGGAATCGTAACCTCAACAGGTAACGCCACAGCAATCGCAGATGGAGATATTGCAATCGCAAAATTAGCAACAGATCCATTAAGTTATGCAAACATGACAGCACCTTCAGCATCAGTGGCATTTAACTCACAAAAATTAACAGGACTGGCAGATGGTACAGCAGCACAGGACGCAGCAACAAAATCTCAAGTAGATGCAGCCCAAGCAGGATTAGACGCAAAAGATTCATGTAGAGTAGCAACTACTGCAAACATTACATTAAGTGGAGAACAAACTATCGATGGAGTAACAACTACAACAGATAGAGTTTTAGTTAAAAATCAAACAACAGGATCACAAAACGGTATCTATGTTTCAGCAGCAGGAGCATGGGCAAGATCAACTGATGCAGATGCAAACGTTGAAGTAACAGCAGGTTTATACACTTTAATTACTGAGGGTACAACTTTAGCAGGTCAAGGATTTGTATTAACTACAGATGATCCAATTACAGTAGGCACTACAGTATTAACTTTCTCACAATTCTCAGGAGTAGGAGATCTTGTAGGAGGAACAGGAATCACAAAGACTGGAAATACAATAGCAATAGATACAGCAGTAACAGTAGATTTATCAACATCACAAACATTAACTAATAAAACATTAACATCACCAACTTTTTCAACGCCAACATTAGGAACACCAGCATCAGGTGTATTAACAAATGCAACTGGATTACCAATAGCAGGAATAGCCACATCATCAGGAACACCAAGTTCAACAACATTCCTTAGAGGTGATGGTCAATGGCAATCAGCAGGTGGAGGAGCAACGATTGTTCACGAATTTTCAAATACTCAAACTACTACCTATACAGGCACAGCATCATCTTTCGGAACCGTGGGTGTAGGTACAAGAGACATTTACATAAAGAAGATAGATGCCAACAACGAAGGCGTATTTACAAAGATCTGGAAGAACGGAGCCGCTGTCGAGGTTCAAATTGCATAGGTGGATTGATTGACTGATGGCAATAACATATCACGCAGGTAGAAGGATTCAAGCAACAAGTTCTGATGTACCAGTAGTTTCTAATCGTGGAACAATAGATACATCATCATCAGCAGGTAATACTATAATCACATTTACAGAGTCAGGAACATTCACACCAACTTCCTCATTCAATGTGGAATATCTCGTAGTTGCTGGTGGTGGTGGGGGAGGCACAAAATCAGGTGGCGGTGGCGGAGCTGGAGGATTGTTACAAGGCACATTTTCTAATTTAGCAAGTGGCACTTATTCAGTTGTTGTAGGTGATGGGGGAAATGGTGCTGTTTCTGGAACATCAGCATCTAATGGTAATGATTCATCAATTAACTCATTAACTGCCATTGGTGGTGGAGGAGGTCGTGAATCTTGGGATATTGACGGTCAAAATGGAGGTTCTGGAGGTGGAGTTGGATTGTCATTTCCAAGTAACAGTGTAACTACTGGACAAGGAACTACTGGACAAGGAAACAATGGTGGTACAGCTTCATCAACATCATCTGGTAGTTCATCATATTGGACAGGTTCAGGTGGTGGTGGTGCAGGTGGTGCAGGTACTATCGGTATTACTTCATCAAGTAGTGGTGGCAATACCGTTGGTAATGGTGGTGCAGGGTTAGATATTTCAATTACTGGAACGTCAGTTGGTTATGCTGGTGGTGGTTCAGGTGGAAGTGAAGGTTCAACTCCTAGTGGAACTGCTTCTCATGGTGGTGGTACAGCAGGGGTATCTGGAACTGATGGAACAGGTGGTGGTGGTGGACAACACTCACTTGGTGGAACAGGTGGTGATGGTGGTTCAGGTATTGTAATTATTAAATTTGCTACAAGTGGTAATACTTATGATACTTCAGCAGGTGGTAAACCAACCAATGTCCAAGTAGGAAGCAGATTTGAAGAAACCGATACACGAAAGATGTATCATTATTCTGATCCAATGACAAAAGAATTTAATTTCTCAAGCAGTACAGGGTGGGTTAGTGGAAACCCAACTTATTTTAATATTGGTTCAAACAAACTAAATGTAAAATCAGATACAGATAATATACAAACAAATATGACTTATGACCTACTTGCAAACGATTCAATAACAGTTGGAACATCATGGGTAATGACTTTTACTTTAGATATTGCTTCCCCTTATGCTGTTAATACCAATTCAGGAAATCAACATAGATGTTATATTGGATTGGCAAGTGCAACAACAGTTGGCGAACCTGCAAATATTGATGAAGTAGATTTCACTATATGTCCAAGAAGTGATATTAATGCTCACGAATCTTTCAATAATAACAATACAACAGCACAATATGTTGGAACAGGTGTTACAGTAACATCAGGAACAAAATACATAAAATTGATTAGAGATGGAAATACAAGTTTTAAAACATATATTTATAATAATGCAGATTATTCTGATACACCTACAATTACAGAAGCTTCAAATAATCTTTCAAATATAACAGGAACAAAATATATTAAAGTATCTCAATATGTTGAAGGTTTTAGTGGAACATTAAATTTTACTATTGATGATTTGAAGTTTTACAATGATGTAACATCTACTGACAACGTATGGAAGGAGGAAGGAACATGACCATAGAATACAAAGATAGTAAACGAATTGTAGATACTAGCACATTCGCAGATAGTTATTGGCAATTACATACAAGTAAACTTGTAAATATGGGTAGTAGTTTAGGTAATGAGGGAACAGGTGCATGGACACAAGCTGTATGGCATAAAGCTGATGATACAAATTCTGTAACTGTTTATGAAAAATATAATTCTAGCCCTGATAATGGGTTCTTCCTAGCAGGAACTCAAGGTTCTGCTGGATATTATTGGGTAGATTATGGTGTACTTCAAATTAATTCAGGTGTTTCCCCAACTGTCGGTGGTTGGGATCATATAGTAGTAACACGATCTAGTGGTGGTGCATTTACAATTTATGTTAATGGTGTATCTAGAGCAACAGGAACTTCTACATCTGATATTGATCTTAGTAGTGATTTTAGATTTGCAACTCACGCAAGTGGACAATCCAATATTGCAGATTTCTCATTATGGCAAAGAGAATTAACTGCAAGTGAAGTATTAACACTTTATAATACTGCTAAAATTGATTCAATTTCACAAACAAACTTAACACATCATTATGATTTCGCACAAACAGGATCAACATTAACAGATCAAGTAGGTAGTATTAATGGAACAAGAACAGGTGCAACTGGAGTCTTAACTAGAAATGTAGATAATATTAAACCAACTAACGTACAAAACAACTCTATCTTTGTAGAAACTGATACTGCTAGAAGATATTGGTTTGATGAAGCAACAACATTAACATTTGAAGATGATTTATCATCATCAACTAACTGGGCAGGATTAAGTGGAGCATTTTCTTATGATGCAACAAATGATGAAATTGATTTTAATGCCGATACATCAGGTTCGTCAGCATATTGGAATTTAGGTTCTACATTATCTGATACTGCTTGGGTTATGAGAATGAAAGTAAGATTGGATACATTTAGTGCTACAAGTGCAAATATGCAAAATTTTACCATAGGTCTGTCATCAACCAACGGTGCTTACAATACAACTCAGGATTCTATTGGTATGTTAATACGAGCAGATGGAGCAGGTAGTAAATATAAATCCACATGGGGAAATGATACATCACAAAATGGAAACACTTCCAACTTTACTCGTACCCCATCTGCTGAAACAATATACCTTGAGATAATTAGAACGTCTGCAACAGGGTTTACAGTAAATCAGTATTCTGATACTGCTTACTCTACATTATTAGAATCTAAAGTGGTTACAGGAGTTACTGCAACTGCATTACAATATGTAAAATTAACGACATATTCCGAAGCAACTACAAATAATATGGTAGGAGCAATAACTGATGTAAAAGTATATGACGAAGCAACATCAGTAACACCTGCTACTTGGACTATGCAACCAACATTTGAAGATGATACTTTCTCAAGTGGGTGGACAAAAACAGGAACATTGGTTACTGCAAACACTTCAACAAACGTTTTAGATTGGGATTCGGCTTCGTCTAGCAATCAAGCCACAACTTATGATATAGGTTATGCGTTATCAACTAAATTTATCTTTAGAAGCAAACTAATTATTGATACGATTACAAATACAACAAGTGATTCACAGCAAATTTATATTGGTTTATTTGATGCTTCACATGGCACATCAACAAGTACAGCACAAGATGGATTTGCATTGTATATAATATCAGATACAGCAGGTGGAAATAACAAACAATATAGGATAAGAGTTGAGGGAGATGGTTCAACAGGATTTTCAAACACAGCAGGAGACGGTGGAAATTACACTAAAAAACCAACTGCTGAAACAATTTATGTGGAACTTGTTAGAAATGAAGATGTATTTACAATCAATCTTTATTCTGATTCTGGTTATTCAACATTAATAGAAACAAAATCATTTACAGAAACAAATGTCACAGGTTTACAGTATGTTGGTATTAAAAATTACTTATCTAGTGCGAATGGTGCATTAAATGGAACATTAGATGATTTGGAAATTTACAACGGAGTGACCACACCAAATTGAGCCAAGAGTTTAAAGATCATGCAGAGGCAGGGAAAGAATCTTTATCTAATATGGGAGTGAACGTATAGACATGGTGGAATGGTTAGCAGGTAATCGTGTCATTGGACTTGACTCTGAACTTTCATCGACAGGATTTATCTATAGTTCTGGAATTGATACATATACATTTACAGGTGCAGATGAATCATATACAGTGCCAAGTGGAATTACAAGTCTCGCTGTAAAAATGTGGGGAGCAGGTGCAGGTGGATACGCTAATGGCGGAGGTTCTGGAGGATTTGTTTCAGGAACAGTTGCAGTTTCATCAGGAGATGTAATTAAAATTGTAGTTGGAGATGGTGGTGCACAAGGTGGTAACTTTGGTGGTTCTAATTATGCAGGTGCAGGTACAGTAGAAAGTTGGGCTACAAGTCCTTTGTCATACGGTTCAGGATATACAGGTATATTTACAACAAGTGTAAGTCATGCTAATTCGATATTAATTGCTGGTGGCGGTGGTTCAAGCGGTTCTCAAAGTGGAAGTTCAGGAGGAGCAGGTGGTGGAACGACTGGAGGAAATGGAGAACCTGCATCAGGTACTTGGGGTACAACAAGAGGTTATGGTGGAACACAATCTGCTGGTGGTGCAGGTAATACTGCTGGTGGTGCATTACAAGGTGGTAATTCATCAGGTGCAGGTAATTATTCTCATGGAGGTGGAGGTTCAGGTTATTATGGTGGAGGTTCTGCTTATGGTTCTAATGGAATTGCAGGTGGTGTTGCTTGTGGTGGAGGTTCAAGTTATACAGGGGGAACAGTAACTAATGCAGTTACTAATCCTGTTAATACTCAAGGTAATGATGGTAGTGGTGCTACAACAGCAGCTCCAAATGCATCAGATTCATCTTATGTAGCAGGTATTGGAGAGGGAAAAGCTAATGCACAGGGTGGGAAAGGACTAATATCCATTGATACAGGTGTACCAGTTGCAATCACTGTAGAAGACGGAACAGTATTTTACGCTAAAGATACTAACAAATCCTACGTACTTTCGAGCAATACTTGGACTGAATTATAGGTAGTCAAACTTGGCAGTTATTGCACAAGTATTCCAATCAAATGTATTTCAGAACAGTGTGTTCCAACAGGGATACGGTTCTCCTGTATTTCAAAAGAACGTGTTCCAGAACAACGTATTTGACGTACCTACAACAATACTTAGAGTTATCAATGAGACTATAAACACAGTAGAATCTAAAGCAAAATTACAGTCATTAATAAGATCACTTGATGAGACAATATCCATACAGGCATTTAGAAGTAGACTTAGAGCAATCCTTAAACTCGTATCAGATAACGTTCAAACCACAGAACAAAGAATTATACTAAGAGGACTGTCAAGGGCATTAAATGAAACCGTGAACACTCAGGAATCAATGGAGAAATATATGACCATACTAAGATCTTTGTTAGAGACTGAACAAACATCAGAGTCAAAGGTAAGACGACTTTCTATCAAGAGAATTATAAACAAGACCATGCAGGTAGCCAGTTCAATAGTAAAATCAAGAGGAATTAGAAAGGTCATAAGTGAGATAGTAACTGTGGGTAAGGCAGTATTCCAATCCAATATATTCCAGAACAACGTGTTCCAGTTATCTTTAGATGAATCCATACTGTTAAGAGAAAGAATAAAGACCGTAACAGAAACCATATCCATACAGTCATTCAGAGACAGATCAAGGGGTATTAAAAGAGTAATAAGTGAGGGTATTAGTCTATCAGAATCTCTATACAAGGGTTGGATTAAGAGAGTCAATAATACTGTTAATATTGTCGCAGTAAACATGCCTGTGTTCAATATAACTAAAATCATATCAGAAGTATTGTCAATAGGTAAGGCAGTATTCCAGTCCAATGTATTCCAGAACAGTGTATTCCAAAATACTATTGATGAAACTGTTGCGTTATTAGGAAAGGTAAGAGTTGTATCTGAAACAGTTCAGGCAAGTGATGCTTTCAAGATGTTACGAGGAATCAAAAAAGTTGTAACTCATGCAGTACAGGCAGCCGAATCAAAGGCAAAGTTAATGGATATAAGAAAGATTGTATCAGAGACAGTCAATATATTAGCCTTTAGAGACAGGCTCAGAGCACTTAGAAAGATAGTTACTGACTCAGTACAGGTAGCAGAGGTTAAGAATTACTTCCAATCCATAACCATGTTAGTAAACAATACTATTTCTATTAACATAATAGGATTATTCCAGTCTAATATATTCCAATCCAATGTGTTCCAGAATGTAAATGTAGAGGCTATCGTAATAAGAGGATTGAATAGAATAATTAATAAGACTGTCAGTGTATCTGACTCCTTCAATAAACATGTATCATTAGGAAGAATATTATCTGATACTGTAAGTGTATCACAGTCAGAGAACAGATTAATGGTTATCAAGAGAGTGTTCACTAACACTGTTCAAGTAGCAGGCTCAGCAATACGATCATCTATAATGAAGAAAGTGTATAACGAGACAGTAAACATACTAGCATTTAGAACCAAGTTAGAACAGTTCACAAGAGTGATAAGTGAGACAATTCAACATAGTGAAATCATTAATGACTTTAGAGGTCTAGGTAGAATAATTAACAATACATTAAACATATCAGATAATCAGGCTAGAGCACTTGGATTTGTAAAGGTAGCAAACAGTATTGTTAATGTAGCACACTCTTATGTAAGACTCACATCATTGAGAAGGGTAATAGACAGCACCATATCATTATCTGAGTCGTTATACAAAGGTTGGATAAAGAGAGTCAACAGTACCATAAGTACATCTGAATCAATAATCAGATCTAAGGTATTAATTAAATTAGTTGCTGAGACTGTAAACATATTAGCATTTAGAGACAGATTAAGAGTATTACTTAGAATCATAAATAACTCTATTAGTATATCTGAGACAGTGCCAAGACTCAGAGGTATAACTAGATCATTCATAGAATCAATGCAGGTTGCAGATGCTTCTAAATGGTATAGATCTATCAAGAGAGTTGTAACATCAACCATACAGGTATCAGAATCATTCGCAAGATACACGGTAATGTTGAAAGTGTTTACCGATACCGTTGACATAGGTAAAAAGGTATTCCAGTCAAACGTGTTCCAGAACAACGTGTTCCAAGGAATATCAGAGGCTATAAGGATAAGAGGCATGAGAAGAACCATCAATAACACGTTGAGTGTATCTGAATCAGTATTAAAATACAGGGCACTAACTAGAATTATCAACAGTACGTTATCTGTATCTGAGAACATTTCAAGACTTAAAGATCTAATAAAACATGTCAACGAGACAGTCAACGTGTTGGCATTTAGAGTAAGAAACAGATCCATAACAAGAATCATCACTGATGTCGTGCAAGTAGCAGAAGCATTTGGAAAGAAATGGTCAAGATCATTTACTGAGAGTGTAAGCATATCTGATGGAAACATAGTGTTAAGAGTGTTAAGAAGAATAGTAACCAGCAGTACATCTATATCTGAGTCATTCGCACAGGGTTGGAGCAGGTCATTCACTGAGTCAGTAAGTGTGTCCACCACGTTCCCAAGACTCAGAGTTTTGACAAGAACAATAACCAAATCTGTCAGCATATCTGAATCAATTTCAAGACTCAGAGGAATTGCAAAGATTGTATCCGAGACAGTCAGCGTATCTGAGATAGTAACTAGACTCAAATCTCACACCAAGCATGTGAACGAGTCAATACGAATAGCAACATCATTCACACCAAGAAAAGTGTTGATTAGAATATTGAATAACACTATTCAATTATCAGAATCAATAGTTAGACTACGTGTATTAACTAGAACCATATCTGAAACTGTTAATGTACTAGTATTTAGAGACAGATTAAGAGTAATCAGAAGAATTGTAACTGAAACTGTAAACATGAATGAGTCAAGAATAAGATTAAGAGGAGTAATAAAGACAATTACTGATACAGTTAAAACCTCAGATTCATACATGTTATACAGAGTGTTAGGTAGAGTGTTATCTGACACAGTAAGTGTAACAGAAGTAAGAGTTAGACTCAGAGTATTAGGAAGAATAGTTACTGATGAAGTCAACATATCTACTACTAAATCAAGATTAAGAATGTTGAGCAGAGTGATTACAAAATCAGTAAGCATATCTGAAACTGTACCAAGACTCAGAGGACTTGCAAAGATTGTTTCAGATACAATCAACGTATCTGAAATAATAACTAGACTCAAATCACACACCAAACATGTAAACGAGTCAATACAGATAGTAACTTCATTGACACCAAGAAGAGTATTAAGAAGATTGATCAACGAGACAGTCAACGTGTTGGCATTTAGAGATAGACTAAGAGTACTAATTAGAATTATCAACAACACGTTATCTGTATCTGAAAACGTCTACAAGGGTTGGATAAAGAGTGTCAACGAGACAGTTGCAGTTAACCTATCAGGAATATTCCAGAACATATTCCAAAACAATGTGTTCCAAACAGTGTATAAAGAAGCATTGGTATTACTTACAATGAGAAGAGTGTTGACTCAATCTGTAAACATATCTGAAACATTATCAAGAATACTTTCAATCAAGAGAGTAGTAACAAACACCATGAATGTTGCAGAATCATTATTGACTTACAGAATATTGAGCAGAGTGATAACAAAATCAGTAAGCATATCTGAATCAATCTCAAAACTCAAAGACATTAGAAAGATAGTATCTGAGACTGTAAACATATTGGCATTTAGAGATAGACTCAGAGTAATCAGAAGAATTATATCTGAATCAATGAGTATATCTGAAACAAGAATAAGATCAAGAGGAGTAATAAAGACAATTACTGACACAGTTCAAACCTCAGATGTCTATATATTATATAGAGAGTTGAGTAGAATCTTATCTGATACAGTCAACGTAGCAGAAACCAGAGTTACATTAAAAGAAATCATAAAGATAATATCTAACACAGTTAATATATCTACAGGATTAATATCATTACGTTCACTAGGTAGAACAATAACTGATACCGTCAATGTATCTGAGACAGTCTCAAGACTCAAAGACTTGATAAAACATATCAATGAGACAGTATCAATACAGTCATTCAGAGACAGGGCGAGAGGACTACTCAGAATCATAACTGAAAACATATCTGTATCTGAATCATTTGCACAAGGTTGGTCAAGAGCATTTACTGAGTCAATATCTATTAGTGATGGCAATGTCAAATTAAGAGGAGTAATAAAAACAATCACTGATGCAGTAAGTATTTCAGAATCAATCTCAAGACTCAAAGACTTGATAAAACATGTAAATGAAACCATATCCATACAATCATTCAGAGATAGATCAAGAGAAATACTCAGAATCATAACTGAAACTATACAATTATCAGAAACCATTCCAAGATTAAGAGGTTTATCAAAGATAGTATCTGATACAATTAACATATCTGAATTAAAGAATACAATAATTGGTAGTATTAAGAATGTAACTGAGACTGTTAATATACTAGCATTTAGAAGTAGGAAGAAAGTAATATCTATTGTTGTTAATAGTATAATTAGAATATCTGAGCCAATTTCAAGACTATTCATAATTACACAAGTAATAACTGAGACTGTTCAGGTAGTAGAATCAATAATCAAGGACTTGAGAGATGGACTTGTAAGGGTAAGAAGAACTATAAGAATCAACAGAAGAGACAGAACCTCTAGCCTCAAAGGCAGATCCAAGACTACTAGACTAAGCAGAAAGGGCTCTCAGGAAGTACATGATAGGAGTAAAAATGCGAAAGTTAATAAACGAAGTCAGGATATAAAGGGTGAAGACACATGAGCATGGATATGACACCAAGATCAACATCTTTTACCATAAAGGTAGGCAGTACTACTACGCTTGAACTTACCATTAAGAACGCTGATGGAACGGCAAGGGATTTGACTAATAGTACTACATTTTATTCAGGCAAATGGAAGGTATGGCAACCAGATGGTACTCTTTTAATAGACAAATCCATTGTATATGGCACTAGATCCAGTGGAATAGTATCTGTAACATTTGGTAGTACAGAGATAACAGCAGCCAAAGCAGGTATTTGGGCAGGGGAAGTAGAGTTAAGAAACACATCTGATGTCATATCAGAACAAACGCAAACTTTTAATTTCACCATTGAGGAGAGTTACTAATGACAGATATAATATTCGTAGCATCAGGGGCTTGTGCAGAATGTGGTCACTCACAGGAAGCACATGATCAAAATACTGGGTGTGTAGCACCTTCAGCAGATGATCCAAGCAAACCTTGTTTATGTTCAAACATAGGAAATTACTAGATAAAAATGATTAATTTCTATACGAAAAATATTGATACCAATAGGTATACAGATATTGTTTGTCGCACTATCATGCTTAACGGCAGTAACGGTAAACATCTATCAGGATACTATGCTTGGGAGAATTTTAAGGATAATTGGGAACTTAACATAATACCTACTACCAAACAGGAAGAGTTCAAGAAATTCTATGAACACCTTGATATTGAAACCAGTGATGGTATAGCATGGGGTGTAACTGGAAAGAAAGTAATCTATATGTTTGTCAATGATAGTAAGAATCCATTCATACTTAGATCTAATATAATGCCTCTTGCACATGAATTACTTCATGCAGTATACCAAGACGGTATTGGTACACATCATATCACTAGAAAATATGACGCACCAGAAGGAAGGGCAGGTACTAAGGGTGCAGCAGCAACAGTAATTGTACATGATAACTGGTATGGTTCAAAGAAAACTATCAAGTTTTGGATACGACATAAATTTATTTGGTTGCCAATCACAATACCATACATACCAATCAAACAAGCAAAGAAAGATTATAGTGTCTAAACATTTATATGTATGATACATTATGTATATGTATGTTAACATTAGATAATATCAAAGAAAAAGTATATTTTGAATACAGAAGAGCACAGATGGAAGCCATGAAAACAGAGAGACTTGGTGTGATACATGTGTCAGATGTAATTAAACCATGTATGAGAAATGTAATTTATAATAAAATAACTCCTCATTCAATGAGTACTGAGGATATGAAGTCACTTTACTTTGGACAGATAGTACATTCAAATTCAATGATAGCAGAACCAAAACATAATGAAATGTTCTTAGCATATAACTATGTAAAAGATGAACCTCTTACAAGAGAAGAAGCATTAAAAATACCTGCAGAAGATCCAGAACACTTGGATATTATATATGGCAGTATAGATGATTTGATAGAAATTGACGGAAAATGGATAATTTGTGACAAAAAGACGACAGGATCTATTGATTACTTTAGTAGGTATAACTCTAAACCAAGTGAAAGTCACACAGATCAGATCAATAGATACAGGGTATTACTAAAGAAATGCTATGATATTGATGCAACTTTTGGTTGTGTAATATATATCTCTAACAAGATTGAAAAGGAAAAACGTGACATACCTATACCTATGGCATTTAAACTTAAACCAATAGAAGAAACTCTTGCTGATATGATTGAGAAATCTAGGATAATTAAAGATGCAATGACTGAGTGTACTCTCCCAGAGAGAACTAAATGTTTCCTTTGTGATGGAATGTGTCCTTTTGCATCAACTTGCTTTGAGGATAACAGGACAAAATGGAAGGAATAAAAATAATATCACCTGAGTGTCACACTCATAGGCATTTTGATTGTCCTGTAGAAAGACTTAACATTAAATGCCAATGCATGTGTCATAAGATAGCAGGTGAATAAATGATTTATCCTGCTTGTAAAGACAGTAAACATAAAACTTGTCCACAACAATATGCTGGACTAGAGCCATGTAAATGTGAGTGTCATAGTTGAAAATATATTTCAATGGAAACAACAAGGCTCACATGGAAGCCTTGCAAGAATGTAAAGTCAAGAATGTAGTCCTCTCTTTCAAGTATTCTTATGCCAATATCACCAAGTTTAGGGATAGGTTTGATAAGTTATTCGTTGTGGCAGGTACTAAAACCGAACCAGAAAGATACTATGAACTGTTAAAGAAACATAGAGGAGTATATGACTATGCCATACAGTATGATGTAATGTATAATATGAATGAGACATTAAAACATTATAGAAAAGAAAGAGAGATGGGTATAGATTGGACAATACCTGTACTACAAGAGAACTATCTTAATCATCTTTCACAGTTAAGACTAGAACCAGATACCTATGTATGTCTAGGCGAGGTACATGGAAGAGATGAAACAGAAGATCAGATAAGAAAACTTCCTCCCAACTTAAAATATCATGGGTTGGCAAAAGGAAGATACACAACAAAAACTAAACTGTTTGAATCATTGGATACATCAGGGTGGATTTCTGCAGCCATGTCAAAGAAATGTGAGGTATGGAATAACAACTCTACTAACTTTATGTTCTTTGGAGACAAAGGAAAGACTATGATACCCATGCTAAATCATGCATGTGAGGTACATAAGGAATATCTTGAGTTAATTAATTTAAATAAGCAGGACATAATTGATGGTGATTACAAAGCATTATTAAAAGCACCGTTCGCTTTACTATACTTACCAATGTGTAAACAATTAAACATATTGAAAGATAATTTTAATCTTTAAATACTTTGTTTTAGTTAAAGTTATATATGGAAGGAGATATATTTAAGATTAAACCTTTAGATAAGCATGCTTCAAAGGTGGTAGTTGATGGACACAAGACTGTATCACCATTCAACTCAGCCAAACATCTTAAAACTGCAAACATACCTGCACTATGTGATCAATGTGTATACCGTTCTATTGATTCAGGTGGTAATGGCAAGTGTCCAAAGTATGAAGAGGGTGCAATGTGTGCCATACGAAAAGATTTCATTGCATTAATTAATGAACTTGATACACGTAACCCAGAACATGTTAAAACTATGCTAGATATGTTAGCCAAACTATCATTTGAAAATGTACTCATGGCATTGACTGAAAGTAAATTTGATGGTAACATACCAGATAGAAATACTAAATCAGAAGTCAATACTTTACTTAAAATCATATCAACCATAGGTGAAATATCTAGTAAGATAGTTGTCAGTGAAGAACAGAGGTTCAACAAACTGGGTGATATAGAATCTATATTCCGACAGATCAAAGCACAAAAGACAGGGGACTAATGCCACAACCTACTAAAGAAATCATAGCAGAGAGGGCAAACTTCATGCAGAGTATAGTTGACTGTGTTCATAAACCAAGTGTATTTAGTGAGGTATTCTTAGGTCATAAGTTATTTGAGTATAACAGAAAGTATGTTGACTGTAAAGATAGATTCATAGTATATAGATCGGGAAGACAGGTGGGTAAAACAATGTCAACTGCAGTGAAGACAGTACACTTTGCTTTCTTTGCTCCGTTATTATCCGAGACAGTAAATAATGAATGTATCATAGTTATAGCAGCACCTACTCAAAATCAGGCTAGTATCATGTTTGATAGGATTAGAACCCTAGTGATGAAGAATGATTTCCTTAAAGGATATGTGGTAAGAAATACACAAACAGAATTATGGTTAAACTTTTTAGACAATACAGGAATGAGCAAGATAATTACAAGGGCAACAGGTGAAACTGGTACAGGACTCAGAGGTTATTCTCCCCATGTAATCATTGCTGACGAATGTTCTTTCATTAAGACAGATATACTCAGAGCATTTTTGCCATCTGGTATGGCAACACAGGCAAAGGTATGGCTTACCTCAACACCGTTCAGTAAGAATGGATACTTTTATGAAGCGTGTCAGAACTCATCACCTAGAAACCCAGAAGGCATGTGGACAGAGTTCCATGTAAAGTCAATGGAAAACCCACTGATTCAATCAGATCCTACATTCATAGAAGAGATTAAAAGATTAACCAAAGAAGAATTTGTTCAAGAAGTTGAAGGAGAGTTCTTGGATATTGGTGATGCATTAATTCCAAACAGTTTGATCACAGATGCCATATCAGATAAAAGACCAAAGGGTAATAATGTAAGATGTTACATGGGTGTGGACATAGCTAGGACAGGTAGAGATGAAACTGTATTCACTGTGATAAAAGTAGATGATGATGATACGGTATTTGTAGAACATGTAGAGGCAGAAGGTCAGTCTAATGTGGTAGATGTGGCAGGAAGAATACAGGATATGGTTAGAGATTATAGAATAGAGACAGTATTTATAGACGAGACAGGGTTGGGTGGAGGTCTAGTAGACATGTGTAATGAGAGACAACTACCAGTAAGAGGAGTTGTGTTCACTCTCCAAGAGAAAGCAGAAATGTATAAGAATCTAAGACTGATATTTGAGAACCATAAGATTAAACTTAAACAATTTAACAAACTAATATATCAATTATCATATCTACGAAGAGAGTATACAGAGTCAGGCATAATGAAAATCAAATCAGATGATCATGACGACTATCCTGACAGTTTGGCTCTTGCATGTAGGGCAGTATCCAATGATGGTGGCTGGCATGTTATGGAAATCGGTGATAATATAAGAAAAGCACTGTTCGGTTAACTATAAATACAATAAATATAGTAGTTATATATGGATAAGACTGATAGTAAGCCAGTTTCTGACAAAGAATTAGAAGAAGAGTCAGAAATAGAAGAAGTTATTGAAAAAGATGGTGCAGGATATGGGGATTTACAGTCTTTAAATGCACAACCTGATGATACTAACCGTGATGCAGAGACTTATGTAGGTAGACCTGCACCAGTTAAGAGCGAAACTTATATACAGGAACGTAAAAGTTATAGTATGGGAATGACAGATCAGAACAAACTAAAGAACACCAAGCTAGGAGATCATATAAACTATTACGATAACGGTGTATCTGGTAACGGCATAGTCTCTAAAATGTCAGGTCAATTCATTCAGATATTCAAAGATGATGGTAAATTTTATAATATAAACATTAACGATACCTTCCACGTATCAGATATACTCATTAACAAGACTTGGGACGCTATGAATTTGGAAGAGAGAACGGATCAACTCTTAAAGATCAAAGCATATTCACCACGATTCTTGTCTAAGACTTGGGATCAATTACCAAGAGAACTCAAAGATGTAATGAAAAAAGATGATTGGGATAAAAATGAAAGAGATAATGAAAGAAGAAGTGGTCGTGGAGGTAGAGGTGATGGAGATAAGAGTGATGATCATTCCCGTAGTTTTAAAGACGTTCAAGAAATGTTACATCATCAAGGTTCATCTAATGGTGCAGCAGGACAAGGTTATGGAACAGAAAATATAGATCCAAAGAAACAAACATTTGGTGAAGATGATGAAGAATATAAGGAGATTTATGAGAGACAAGCAAATTCAACTTTAAAATCTAGAATATCTAAAGCCGAATGGGATTTAATGAAAGATACAGAGCAAGATGAAAGAGGTGCAAAGAGAGAACAATCACATTATTTTAGTGATGATGATGAAAGTGAACCATTCTCTATTGGTAATGAAGAACCACCTAAACCAAAACGTATTCCTAAAAAAGTAAAAATAACTAAAGCCGAGTGGGATTCAATGAAGGCTACAGGAGAACCTGATAAACAACACACTTCACATAATTCAGAATCAACTCCACAGTTAGGGGGAGTAGAAGATGATTATGAACATGGAGAACCATATAAAGAACCAAAACATAATAGTTATGATCCAGAACATAATGATTTAGAATATACAAAACATTCATCTATCGAAGACGGTGCATTAGGTAACACAGGTAGCAGCCCAACCACAGGAGTATCAACCAAGATTCCTTTTGATGCCACTGAAGATTATGAGGGAACAACCCATGACACTAGACCTACACAATTTGAATATGAAGATGAGAAACCTGAAGTAGGCAATGAACCAAAAGCACCTGAAGTCAAATTAGATGAACAAGGTCTTATCAAAGCCAACCCTTCATTCGTATATTCAGATAACCCACAAGGATATAAACTCCCACCACAAACAAAACAAAAGGGATATGGTATGAGATATGGGGTAAAATATATAAATGAAGAGGAGGATAATTAGATATGGTTAAACGTTCTCGTACACCTGCAGCAAACAGTAGAAATTCACAAAGATCATTAAGAAATCAAAGAGCAAGAAGAAGATACGGTTCAGAAACTCCTACTGATGAACAAATTAGAGCACAAGCAGCATCAGATAGAGGACAAGCATTTTCAAGAGCAAGAGTAGCAGCAGCCGAAGCAAAGAAAAAACCTAAGGCAAAACCAAAAAGTCCTACAGGAACAGCACAGCCACAGAAGAAAAAACAACCAACTAAAAAAGTTAAACCAACAAAAGAAAAACCATCATTTGATAAATATCTTAGTGAACAAACTCCTTCAAATGCACGCAATGCAATAGACAATGCATCAGGAAGAGGTAACACAAGTGGAAGAATAACTTCTAGAGATAGTTACACTTCTTCAGGAAGAAGAACTAGAAAATCATTAGATACGTTACAAGGAACATTCCAAGGCATGTTAACAATATTAAAATTAAATAGAGCACCTCATAAAACTTCCAGAAAACTAACAACTGAAGGAGAACACAGTGGTAAAGGAGTAAAAGGTGGCAATACTCAGTTTGAAGGAACACAAATAATGGAGAGAAATAGAGGTGATAGAACAGTTATTAGAGATCCAACTGGCAAACCTAAAGAAAGAAAAGCAGGAAGGTTAAATTATCAAACAACTACAGGTGGAGCATCAACATTAAAAGCAACAACATGTCGTTTATGGAAGACAGAACTTAATGAAACATTTAATACTTTACTTGATAATTTCCAAGACTTGTACAAAACTTATGAAGATGATAAGTTTAATGAAGCAGAAGGTAAGGGTAAGAAACCAAAGATTACTAATACAGGTAGAAGAGGAAGAGGATCATTAGGTGGAGATACACAAGCAACACCACCTGCAATGGGTACAACAAGATCAGATCAACAAGTAATGCAATCATAACAAAAGCCTTTTATAGTAAATATATAAACTTTTAATATGCGTAAGGACGAACCAAAGAAATGCATACATTGTGGTACATCTTTACCCTATAGATATAAAGGTAGACAAAGAATATATTGTTCTGATTTATGTCGAAAGAGTTATAAAAAAGACTAGCATAATATATATGTGGACATCTATGTTGACGGTGGAACAAGGAACTCCAATATCTGTCTTGTAAATAAAGATAAATGTATTGTAAAATATAGAAGAGGTGAGCCTACCAACAACGAACTTGAATACTTGGCAGTATTATATGCATTGGGATATGTGAGGGATAATTATCCTGATAAATATGTCAGAATATATAGTGACTCTAAGTTAATAGTCAATCAGATCAATGGTAACTATCGTGTGACAACTGATAATTTATTAGTACTTTATAATAAATGTAAACCTATGATGACTAAAAAAATAAAATTAATATGGATTTCAAGAAAGTTTAACCTTGCTGGTCATGTTCTTGAGAAGTAGTTTTTCTAGGGTATGTTTCATGGGAAGTATCACCACTTTCATTTGTTTGTTTAAATGATTCCAACATTCTATTAAATATAACAGAGTCACTTTCATACATGTTACCATTCTTTGTTTTCTTTACAAGTTTAGCAAACGTTCTAAACATATCTTTATCGTTCCAAGTTATACAGATGGTAGTGTGAGAGTTTCCAATTTTTCTCTTTGCCATACTACTATAATAAATAACATTTATATAAATGTTATGAAGGAGTATGATTTATATAGGGTTTATAATATTAACAATTATGGGTACTAAAATTAAAGCAAAGTATGATGGTAACTGTAGAATCTGTGGAGAAGAATGGGTAGTAGGAGATAACTTATGTTATCAAAAAACACCTAAAGCAATCTGTGCAGATGAGAAATGTTTCACTGGTCAAGGTGGAACCATAAGTTCATTCGGTTCCTTCAAACCTAAGGGAAGTGATGTTATAATTACAAAGATTCCTGATGTTGATGTTAGTGACTCTGTTAAACAGATAGCAGAATCATTGCAGCAATACATAGTGGTCGCACATCATTTAACAAAGTCTCTGTATCCTGAGTTAGATGTTAACACGCATACGTTTGGACAGATCCGTTCAAAAATAATTGATCAGTTACAAAAATGTTCAGAGTTACAGAGACAATAATTTTTTTATCACAACATTTATATGGTGTCACTATTCTATAGTATCTAATGCTAGTAAGTGAAGTATTAGATATTGAAACATCTGGTAGTAACTCAGTTAAACTAGAAGCTGGTGATAAGATCACAGTTCAAGGCTTCTTAGTTAAACATGTAGAATCTACTGATGCCGATGTCGCAGAGATCAAAACTACAGAAGGTCTACGACACTCTTTTGGTAAAGCCGTTATCGGTCAAGCTAAGAGTGACTATTGGAATGATGTAGTAGAAAAGTGTTTGGATAAGGACGCAAGTGATGGACTTGATGTATGGGTAGTTGAGAAACTAGCCGAAGGTACAGGACGTACAATGTTAAGTCTCTCTATGTTTCCACCCAAAGCTTAATCTTTTTTTTTATTTTGATTTGTATAAGATGTGATTATGAAATGGATAAAATGACAGTGTGCCACCAGATCTGTCCCAACTGTGGAGCAGTAGTAGATTGTAGTGATGGAGTATTTGACTAATGAATAATAAAACATGTAACCGTTGTGGTAAGAGAGGACTTGATTGGGATCTAGAATTTCATAAGAAGATGGGTAAATGGAAACTAGATAATCACAAAGTTAATGGTAAGTGGTGCAACAAACCTCAGGAAAAGTTGATGGCAAGTAAAACTGACTATGATTTATGTGAACTGTGCAGCGAATCAAACTTTGGTAAATGTAAGAAGGAAGATAAGGAAGAACACCTAAGAAAGTATCACCCTAACGGAGAGATGTTAACAGAGTTAGATTGGATTATGAAAATAACTACATCATCAAGTTACTGGTTAAAGTTTTGGAAAAATGATAAACACTATTATAAATACGAGAGTAAAATAAATAAGTAGATTTATATAATGGTTATATTATAATATAGTATCATGTTTTCAAAGAAAATAACAATAAATTTAGATAAACCAGATGATATTATACATCTAGAACCTATCAGTGATATACATATTGGTCACGCAGGTTTTGATGAAGAACATTATAAGAAAAGAATCAAAGCAATTTGTAGAGACAAGAATAGATATACATTCTTTGGTGGAGATGCCTTAGATGCAATCACAACTTACGATAAAAGATTTAATCCTGACATGAGTTTAGAACATGACATAGATAATCAAAGAATGAGATGGCAAAACCTCACTCAAAAACTATTAGATATTCATGCTACACAAAAGAATGAAAAGGTGTGGGGATTCTTTCATGGAAATCATGACTATAAAATACCTCAAATCAGTAGGGCATACCTACAAAATACCATGTGTACTCCTAACAACCTAACCTTTTTGGGCAGCCGTGGGGTATTAGGATTAGAAATTAAATACAATAAAAAAATATTAGCACAGTGGTCTATACTATTCATGCATGGATCTGGTGGGGGTAAACCAGAAAGAATGATGGAACAAATGAAACATAATGCTTACTATGATGTGTTCTTATGTGGACACTTACATCAAAAGAGATACCAACCTGAATTAGTATATGATTTTGACTGGGAGAGTGGCAAGACATGGGAAAGAGACATTCATCTAGGTAATACAGGCACATTCTGTAAGACTTTGGTAGAAAATACAGATGGATACATGGATAGAAAGAATGAAATCATAGGTTCACAGATAGGAACACTAACACTATCATTCAATGCTCAGGAGGCAACTATAAATGGTCATATCTAAACCTGTTCGTTCAAAGAAAAAAACTATTCCTAATTATATTAATGTGGATACAACTCCTAGAAAAATGAAGACCAGAGACAAGGTTATAAAAAGTTTAAAAAAGAACAAGACAGGAATGTCTTTAATTGCAATAGGTGAGGACGCTGACATACCAAGTCAAGGTAATCTACACACAGTAATGAAACGTATGTTGAGAAGAAATGAAGTAACATTAACACCATGTACTCATTGTGGTCGAACCGAAATATATAAACTTTCTATATAATAATATTTATATCTCTTTTTATATTTCTTTCAATAGAATAATTTAAATAGGGTTCTTGATAACAGTATCTTATGTTTATAGAAATTCATATTGAAGATCTTAAAGATCCACAAATTGTTGCTATTGAGAAAGCAGGTCAACTTGCTGAACAGTTAGAAAAGCGAGGCAAACGTTTCCGTCTAGGAAAAATCTGCTAGTAATTTTTTTCAGTTACATTTATATTATAACATATTCATATAGAATATATGAATTTTAATTGTGGAATCAAATCAATATCAATAAGTTCCAATGCCAAGAAAGTGTATGAGGAACTTGATATTATACGCCCTAAGCATATTTCTTTCAGCTTAATGTTGGCTATCACAGCAGATGAATATATTAAAAACCATAAGAAAGGTTTAGTAAAACTAGATCACTTCACTACTGACGAAGTTAGTTCTAATATACCAAACTTCTTATCTGACATAGAGGATTGGGCAGGTTATATTACAAGTATAGATGATGAAGAAGTAAAACTATTGCAGCAAAGAATACTACAGTTACAAAACATAATGGATCAGAGAGATGGAAGAGCAAACTTATACTGAGTCAGCAATGATTGATGTTTTTGTAAACATCAGTGGTACTGGTATATTACAAGGTAAAAAATACTTTGATGTACTTAATGCACTTACTCCTAACAGTACATTCAGTATTAATATAATGGAAGATGGTATATACAAATACTTTTTAACACAGGAACATGAGTTCAAACATATTATTAAACAAGCAGTTCTTAAATATCTTGAGACAAAATATGCTGACTACACAGAGGTAAGACATTCGTTTAGAAACTTAAAGATCAATCTTATATCGGATAGTGTTGTTCAAATGCATGAATTAAATGCAAAAGAACATGAGCTTACAACAGTAACATTTGACTGTGAGATAGTAGCAGTTGAGAAAGAGAGATCATATATCAAAGAGTGTAATGGTGTGTGTCCTTTATGTTTCCAAACACAGAAGATTAAATGTGACTATGAGAGAGATATTACTACCATCATGTGTAATAATATCAAGTGTAAGAGACATAAACTAACTGTATCTAAAGAGGGATTGGTTACAGATAATATACAATACATCTATGTTCAACAGCAATTATCTGATGCAAAAAACAGCACACCTATAATGTTCAGGGCAGTAGCAGTTGATGAATTGTCAGGTAAAATATTTGTTGGACAGAAGAAAAGAATCACAGGTATATACAAATCAGTAGTAAAGCTAGGCAAGGAAGGTAACATACATGATATAGTTATAGAGATAATATCTGCTCAAGACTTGGAGAAAAAGAATGACGTATGTATGACAGAAGAAGAGATAGACAAACTAAAGAAAGCCTCAAAGGAAGATGGTTTTACTGATAAATTAACCAATAGTTTTGCACCACTTATCATAGGCTATGAGGATATTAAATTTTCTATATTATTAATGTTAGCAGGTGGATATTCCACAGTAAAACGTAATGATATTAACATACTGTTGGTAGGTGATCCTTCATTAGCAAAGTCAGAACTACTAAAGGAATGTTCAAAGATTTCTAACAAGTCCATGTACACCTCAGGCAGAGGAGCAAGTGCAGCAGGACTTACAATAGGTATAGTTAAGATGGAAAACGGTACACAAGTAGCACAAGCAGGGGTACTACCACTATGTAACGAGGGACATGCATGTATAGATGAGTTTGACAAGATGAATCCTGATGACAGAAGTGCAATGCATGAAGGTATGGAACAACAAACAGTATCTATTGCAAAGGCAGGATTTAGAATGACATTACCTGCAAAGGCTAGCATACTTGCAGCAGCAAATCCAAAGTATGGTAAGTATGATATTGAATCATCATTAATAGATAACATTAACATACCTGTGCCATTAGTATCAAGGTTCGATTTAATCTGGTTGATCAGGGACGTAGTTAATGTTGATGAAGACAGTAAGAAAGCACAGCACGTACTTGATACATTTACTGGCAATGATATGTCAGGGACAACATACCTTTCAAGAAATGAACTTACATCATATCTTAATTACATACGAGAGTATAAACCAATCATAACTATCGAGGCAAAACAAAAACTTGCTGAAATATATAAAACAATGCGTGCGTTGTCAGTATCAAACGACTCACTCGCTATCGGAGTACGACAACTCGAAGCCCTTGCTCGTTTAGCGACAGCACACGCAAAAATTTTATTCAAAGATAAAGTCGACGTATCAGATGTCCTCATTGTGGAAGCACTCTTGAAAAGAATGTTTGGCTCACTCGGAGTAAACACTGACAATAAATTCAATCAAGCAACATTCATAGTTGGTAAGAAAGAGAACAAGGAACAGTCAGCACACTCAGTATGGACAGAGTGTATGAACGAGAAAGGGAACGTAATGTATGAGGGCTTTATAAAAAAACTAGGGGAGAGTCCTCTGTTTGACGAGAACTCTGCAAAGAAACTCTTTGGCAACTGGGAACAACAATGTGTAATAAAACTAAATGGTGATGGGACATACCGAAAACTGTAAAACCAAAGACTCATATAGAGGGAGAGTTTATAGATAATATGAGTACTTTAGAAATTAAAAATGAAGACATTGAAAATGAAAAAACTACAGATTTGAAAGCCCCAGAAATACAACTAGACCTTTCAGTAGGTCAACTGGAAGGTGTTGGTGCTGTAACTACAAAGAAACTTGAATCATTTGGTATAACCAATATAATAGACATTTGTGTAAGGGGTGGCAAAGAGGTATCAATTATTTCAGGTGTTGACAAGATAAAGTCAAATGCTTGGGTATTCAACTCTCAGCGAATACTTGAAGAAAACGGTCTTATCAGAAAAACTGATATGGACATAATGGAGCTTATGGCTTATCAAGAGGCACAGCCTAGATTGGCATCTAAATGTACTGAGGTAGACGACCTGTTTAATGGTGGTCTTGTATCAGAAGCCGTATATGAGGTATATGGTGAATTTGGCTGTGGCAAGACACAGTTATGTTTGTCATTGGCAGCAGAAGCATTAGCAAATGACGAACCTGTCGTATGGATTGACTGTGAAGATACATTCAAACCTAGAAGACTTAAAGAAATCATGCTAGCAAGAGAATTGGCTACAGAAGAAAATGTTGATGAAAAACTTGCAAATGTAAAATATTTCTATACTCCTAATACAGAACAACTGTTAGGTACTGTTGACTCTCTATCAAAACTAATGTTAGAGATACACCCAAGAATAGTAATATTAGACGGTGCAATAGGTCAATTTAGGGAAGAATACCTAGGTAGAGGAACTCTATCTGAGAGACAAAACCAGATAGCAAGACTAATGACTCATATCAAAAACATATCGTTTTACTTTAGATGTGTGGTATTATTTACCAATCAAGTTCAATCAGATCCGTCAGTAATGTTTGGTGATCCTGTAAAACCTATAGGTGGCAACATAGTAGCACATGCAAGTACTTACAGGGTATACTTGAAGAAATCAGGCAAGAAACGAATTGCTAGAATGATAGACAGTCCTGAACATGAACAGAAGGACGCTGCATATCAACTAACAGTAAAAGGCATAGAGGACGCTGAAAAAGCATGAGTGCAAATATGGACGACATACAACAGGATAAGACTGAAGAACTTCTTAATGACATGCTTCATAGGATAGAAGCATTGGAGGAACAATTATCAAGACTTCCATGCTTTCATATAGGTTATCCTATAGATGAGGGATATGATTTGGACGAAGATAATTTTGAAATCAGAGTAGAGACTTGTAGAAACTGTGGGGAAAGAGTTGGCTGAGCCGTTCATTATAAAATGTGTAAAATGTAAGGGTAATTTTGATGAAACTCTTCTAACAGCCAAAAGGGTATGTACACCATGTATGGATAAAAGACATGAAGATAAGAGACAGGAGTTAAAAAGAAAACGAGCAGAAAATCGTATATCAGAATATGTAATAAACTGTAAATTTTGTAAAAATGATTTTATAAGCAAAACCCGTCAAAAAATGTATTGTTCTGATACTTGTAGAAGTAAGTTTTGGAATATACCAAAAGATATAATAAGATCAGAAGAACATATAGACAGGTTAATATTAAGAATTGAACATTTAAGATCATTGGTAGATTAATGAACCCTAGACAACGTATGAGAGCATCTAACAGGAAATCTGTCATGTGGCTGTTAAAGAACGGATATGACGAGATATGGCTAAAGTCACACACTAGACGCAGTGACTTGGTATATACTGTGGGCGAATGGTACAGGGCACTGGACTTGTGGAATCTTTTTGACGGTATATGTTTTGACCATGACAATAATATAATCATGCTGCAGATAAAAACAAACGCATGGGCAAAGGAAAAACCTTTGAAACAGTTTGCAAAGGATCACAAGAACATCAAGGTACTGTCAATGAATGTAAAGGGAGAGAAAGGCAAGTGGAACGTTTACACAAGAGAGTACTAAGACTTATATTGTAACAAACAAATTATAATTATGGAAATAGATAAACAGGGTAATTTCATAGGACATGGTGAGTATGTTGTATTTGATCATGTAGTACAGTTGTTTCCAGAGGCAGAAGTAAAGATTCAGGTCAAGTTCAAAGACCTGTTAAAAGGTGAATGGAAAGATACAGTATCAGGTAGACAAGAAAAAGAAACCATAGATATAGTAATTTATACTGATCCTATAATCGCTGTACGTGTGCAGGACGCTAGACATACTGGAATAGGTATGAGTCAGCGTGATACGGTTCAAAAAAAGACATTGGAATGGAATGATATTAAAGTAGTTGATATTAATCATTATGACTGTATTAACGTATTTAAAGACAATAGATGTGATGAATCCATGCGTGAAGTACTGGAAGCATTTAAACATGCAGGTATACATTAGTATATATACTCTATATCAATCAAAATCTTTATAATTTTATAGAGATAGTAATATTATGGTCACAGTAAGCATGCAAGTGTTAGGACATGGAGAAAGAGGGATATATTACTCTGAAAACAAGAGAATAGTCATATATTTGGATAGACATGAGTGTTTAGAGGATATTTTAAGTACAATTCAACATGAATTGATTCATGCAGCAATAGAAGATGAAAATTTAGATGAAGATCAAGAGGAAAAATTAATTTATGCTATGTCTTGGGCTAATTACATGTAAATACGTTCAGTGTATACCAAAGTATCAACACCACTTTTTAACTTAACTTCTATTTTTTTATAGTATTCACTTTCATAACGGTCTAATTTCTTAATATCTTCCATGTCAACGTCAAAATACTTGCCATTAACAAATCCTCTGTTTTGTTGTACAATAGTAGGATAACTTGTAAGTACACTGTGAGTATCAATGATATAATCCTCTAAGGTATCGGATTTTCCTTTAATATCTTTACCTAATACCCTACCTCTTACTGTATCATCTAATAAAGTTCCATAAACAAATATGTTAGTCATATTTGCTATATACATAAATGTAATATAAGCGTTTCGCTTAGAAAAAACCCTATTTTGCCAAATAGAGTTGTGTACAAATTTTCGTGTACAACTTTTTGTTGTATGTAGGTAGGCGTGCCTGTTCTACAATGAGCCTCAAGCCCATTCTGAAAACGCCTCGTTCATGTGGGATATGTAATCCCTGTAGCTAAAAGACTGGGAACTCCTTTATCTAAGCAGCACAAGAGTACTTTACCCGAAGGTTCTAACTCATATAAAGGAGATACACCAGCTTGGTGATGATCAGTCACCGTATCTTTTCATCTTATTTAGATTTCTAAGATTGTGTCAATTCACACACTGATTAGCCCCTACAAATTGATACTACGAAACTGTTGAGCAACAATCAAGACGCAATTAAATATAAAAAAATATGAGTGACTAATAATTATCACTCATACATTCTTGGCACTCATCATTATACCATTCCATTTTGTCTTGGTCGTTAAGTAAGTGATTCTCATACTTACCTGTTTGTACCCCACAAGACAAACATACTACTGGTGCTACTGGTTTAACTTTGTACTCAACCCATAGAGTTGAATGTTTTCTATGTTGTGATTCCAGTTCAAGTTGATCTAACCCTTGTATTTCTTCAGTAGTCATTCTATGTTTTGGTATCCACATGTACTGCATGTTACCTAACTGTGTTACTAATTTCTTTCGTAACCTATCTTCTTGTTTTTTGATTTCTATTTTATCCATGTCATTATCACCTCCTATCGTTTCATAACTCGGACTATTTCTCTACTAAGTGTTGTGGTCATAAAGTGTCCTACTTCTTTCATAGACCTACAGGATATATATTTGTTTCCAAACATTCTTCTCATGTATTCAACATTTAAGAATCCAACTCCAACTATTGCTATGTTTGGTGTTGTTCTCATTGATTTCTTGTAGGCTTTAATTGTTGCACTCACTGTTGCATCTGTTCTAACTTTGGTACCGTTGTTATGATAGTTTGGAAATCCATCGGTAATTACTATCAATAGTTTTCTTCTACCATTCATCTTTGCAAGTTCTCTTGAGCCTGCTTCAATACCAAAGTGTGTAGGTGTGTATCCACCTCGTTGAGTGGGTAGATATTTAATATCTTCTGATTCATACCTTTGTATCGCTACATTACCTGTACGATCTGACGACCAAACCATAGTCTTTATTTCTATATCTTTTTGGTCTTTGGTTGCTTCTTGCATAGTTGCTACCATGTTTGCAACCATTGGGTTGTGATCTCTCATACTACCTGAGCCATCAATACTTAACATTATTGATAGACCATTGGTGTCTTTGTCCTCTATGAAGCAATCACCATATCCATTGGCTTTCATGTTAATGTATTCGCCAATGTCCAAGTCATATCCCTCATCACTTGCGTCTTCATGCGTCTTTTCTTTGAAGGATCGCAACAATCTTTTAAATTGTGCAACAATATGGTTGTCAATAACAGGTTTAAATCCACCTGTTTTGTCTACTGGTTTGTCTCTAATATATGATGGGACTTTAACCATATCTGATCCTTCCATACTCTGTTTGATTGCTTGTAGTTTTTGTTGTGCATTTTCTTGTTCCTCCTCCAATGCCTCTTCATATTTTCCTGCTCCAAGATCTTCAAGTCCATACAGTGATTCTGCATTTTGTGCATGTTTTGATAATCTAGGTGTTGCCCGTCTTTCTATTTGAACAGGATTATTGTCCTTAGATATCTCTTTGTTCATCGTTTTTACTTTGTCATATTCAAAGTCTCTTTCCTTAACTCTTCTTGCTCTCTGTTCTTCATCAGAAGAATCTGATACATCACTGCTGCATTTGTTATACTTGTCAGATTGGTCTTTGTATTCTTCAGCATCTTTTTCCATGTCTTTAATCTTATCATCAAGGTATTGTTTTATACGATTCATGACAATCATAGTGGCTTTAAGATCCTTACCTTCAACATCATGTATGAACGGTGCCACGTGTGCATACTTGCTTGGTGTTACCAAGTCAGGTCTAAAGAATCTCTCTGCCAATAGTACAGCAGATGGGTGGTCAATGAATGTTAGTTCTTTACCTAACTTCTTTCTCACTCTTTGAAAGTCTCTAAAGTTACCCAAGTATATCTTGCCCCACAATGACTCAATGCGTTGGTCTTCAATCACATTCATTGCTGTATGATATATATTAAAGGCTCTTCTATACTCGTTTGAGTTTTCTGCACCCCATTGAAATGCCCAGTCTTTTAATGTTTGAAGTGCTTTGGGATCAAATGAATCGAACAGAACGTGTGCCAATTCATGATTCATTGCTGTGTTACCATCAATACCTTTTAGTTTAGGTTTTGCTTTGATAACTTTGAACCCTGATCTTTTTCCTGTTACTTTATCATTTAATTCGTAAGCACAGTTTAGATCTCTTTGATAGTCAACTTCAATAGGCGTGTTAACTACACGAGATATAATCCCTGCTTTCTTTCTGTCATATTCCTGCTCAGATAAAAAGTCATTGACATTAAGAGTGACATCAGTAGATGATGGTAGAACCATTTATACGGTCACTCCAAATATCTCAATGATCTGTTTCTTAATCAATGTTCTTTGTGTTGTGTCACCAAACTTTGAAAGTACTGCGTTATTCAAACTTCTTTCAAGTGGTTTTTTGAGTGGTGAATCTGTCCACATTCTATAACAGTCAGTAAACTGTGCCACATCTCTAGGTGACAATGAGTACTCAACATCTGCGTTGATCCTCAAGTTATGAATGTTTTGTACGAGTGTTAACATTGGTTCTTTAACCGTATCAACAGGTATGCCACTCCAGTTAATAATTCTTTCCATGTCTTCACTAGATGGATAGTCCCACGTAGCCCCAATGAATCTACTCTTAGTGTCTTCAGTTAATGTGTTGACACCTGCGTAGGTACTTGGGTTAATTGTTGCAACCACTGCAAGTTTTACACCTTTATTGAGTCGGTATGTCGTACCGTTTGCAACGATTGATCTTCTATCATCAGTCACAGAGTTGGTTGCCTTCTGTATCTCATGACGCATTGCATTGAACTCGTCCATGTATAAAACTGCTATCTTATGCTCAGATTTATTTGCTACCTCGATAGCTGTTGGTAGTACACCAAGTTGGAAGTAACTTCCGAACTCATTAATCTGAGGTCTACCTATCAAGTCTCCTATCTTTGTTCCTTCAGAACAATTAATGGGGACGATTGGTAATGTATGTTTGAAACATAGGTTATGTACTAATTGGGTTTTACCCAAACCTTTGTCTCCTTCAATCAGATAGTTCATGCCTTTTAAAAGACAGGCTTCCAGTTCATCTGCTTCGTCAGATAGTTGCACGTATTCCACTCCCCATTTTGTAGGAAGATAGTTAGTGTAATCTATCTCAGCAGTAGGAACTTTATATGTCCTAGCTGATGGATCTACTTGAGTCGGTTTTATGGACTCGATAAATTGTTTTTCCATAGTATCTGTCATACTCTCCACCCAATATAATTGGTGTGGGTACGATTATTACTACTCAATTCATCAACCATTTTTAAAGAACTCTTTGGTCTTACGTTATCAGGTAAAGGAATGTATACTTTAGACTTTTGCCACATAATATCATCTTCATCACAATCATGACAATGACATTTACCCCATTTATATTTGGGTAAAGAAATATCTATATGTTTACTCATCTTCCTCATCTTCCTCCCTACATTCACAAGGAAAATTATTTTGTAAACACCAACAATGTAAACATAATATTTCTTCTATTGGTTTTTCATTTCCACATTCTACACATTTATCCATATCAATCATCTTCCTCATCTTCATCTTCCTCATCATCTTCATCTTGGAATCTACCACGAGGTGACATGTCAAGTATGTCCATGAACATGTATCTAATCATCTTTACTCTCCGTAAGTTGATCATCTTTCCATGCGTCATACGCATCGTCACTATCATTAGGATCATATCCACAGTCTTCACAACCCATTTCTTTAAAGTCGTCTACTGCTATTTGATACTCTTGTATACCTGTACCAAAACAGGTTTTACATCTTTCACAGCCTTCACATAAGTCCATATCTATCTCACAGTCTTGGTCTTCACAGTTAGGGCATGTCTTTTGTTTTGTTATATCAGTCATACTTTCCACCTAACACGTATGTCAGTGTGGGTATGTGTGCAGCAGTCGTGTACAACTCTGCACATGTTAATCCCTGTCCTCCATCACACCCATCATGTGGTCAACCTTTGCCGCATGCTCGTCTTCTTCCATTGCATCACAGCATGAGTCACAGTATGAGTTGTCAAGTTCGTTGCTGTAATTCTCATCATCAATGTTAAACAACTCTTCACAGTTGGTGCACTTGAATGTCTCAGTCATGTTCTGTCTATCTCCTCTTCTACTGGTTCTACTGGTTCATTTACCTCAACTCTCACCAGTTTGTCATTATAATACTTACTTGCAACTTTCAAGCCAAGAATGAAACCATTAGCCTCGTCTTTATTATCTAATGTGTAATATTCTTCAAGACATTGAAGAATTTCAGTATCTCTTACAACCACATAACATTTCTCAGTCATTATTCCCTCCATGTTCTTTCTGATACTGTTGGTGGGGCTTCATCACACAACATCTTTTGGTGTTTACACAACTCTCCTGTTACTGACTTTTTGTATCGCCAGTCACCACAGGTACACGATTCTAACGTAGTCTCGTATACCTTTTCAGGTGTGTTTGTATTGCAACTTTGTATTTGCATTATTCTTTCACCTCTTTCATTATACCAAACTTCTTCTCGTCCCATAACAATGATTGTAACACTGATAGTTCTGAGTTAGTTAGTGTTGGTTTGTTTGATAAGAAATCAACCATCTTACATTCTACTAAATGCATTTCTCTTGTTGTCATACTGCTTCCAAGATATTTGAACGGTTCTATTTTATCCATACCAATCTGAGTTAATGAAGTCAAAAACTCCTCAGTAAATCTGACTGATTTCTTAGATTTGATAGCGTTTACCCATTGTTCGTGGTTCATGCTTCTTCTCCTTTGAAATACTGTGCTAACGTATCCCAAAATTCTCCACCATTACTCATACCTGATTGATATACTTCGTATGCTTTCTTGGCTTGTTTGTAAGTTGGTTTTTTTGTTTTATACTCCATACATATCACCTCCATGTTTGTTTGTAGTATTGTTTCTGTGAGTCTCAATCAAAACATCTATCACCATTCGTATAATTATGCCATAGTCTTGAATGGCGTCAGGTTCAGTTTGATTGAAACGCATTATCAGTGTTCCCCAAATATCTTCGTTTGATATGTGAGGAATGTCAGCGTTTTCACTATTTGGTAGTGCGTCAGCAAATTTCTCACTCAACCTCATTATATTGGGGTCTTTTTGTACGTCAATGATACAAAGGCTTTCTAATTCAGCAATCAATATGTCACGAGTATGCCTGTAACAATTTATACAGCCACACTCTTGATGACTAAATATATGCCTGTCTTTGACAGTTTCTTTATCATGTTTCATCATGTTGCACCGTTGTTAATCTCAGTTATGCTATTCTTATGGGAAGCCCATGTACTAACTAACGTCTATGCATGTTGATCAGGTCATTACTATCATTGGTTCCAAACTTAGTTGGTAAGACACCTCAAGTATATCTTCCTAATCCTATCCTAATACGTTGTTTAACAAGGCAACTGTTATCGCTTGTAGTGTTGTTACACAACTGTCGTTGTTCCACTCCCAAGATGTTTCAGATCTCCTTAGTTAACTATAATATGTAAAACCCATTCCTCAACTTACACATGGGCTATACTCTACTCCCCCCCAGTAGTCGTGTACAACTCTGGGTGTTAAGTAGGTCATGACTTTATGTTCTTACTCCTGAGAGGTTCACGTCATGAACTATGGTAAAAGTAGGCAGGGTATATGTTTCCCCAAATAATATACCCTACCGTTGTCATAAACATAGGCATGATGTATCTACATACTTTACCTACATTGCAATTTAATATAATATTTAATCTACTACATACCATTCAGGAGTACCGTTAGTAGTATTCCTATGCTGTACCCACGCCTTACGATGCCATTCATTGTGCCTAGATAATCTGGGTGGTTCGATAGGTAATTCCATACCACAAAGCGAACACCTAACAATCATCAGTCACTCCTGATTTATTCCATGCTATCATTCTATCAATTTGTCTATGACTATACCCATAGTTATGTAGCAATGTTATCATTCTTATGTTATTCATCTTCATTTAAAAACTCCTCGATATTTGTTCAAGAGTATAACCATCTTCAATCATACGCCAAATCTTATTGGAATTAAACTCAGTCATACCTAAGTGGTCTATGATTTTTCTCATTGACATTCTACCAAATTGACTAGGGAACATTCTAATGTAATCCTCATTAATGAAGTTTGTTTCCAATGCAATAGCCAAGTACGGACATAGTATACTATTTTGTTGGTTGTTGTGTGCCTTTAATAGTGTTCTACTTATCATACTTTGTGGGTATATTGATTGTATGTTAGTTACCATATTGCTCCTCTCCTTGTATGTTCTATCGCTTCACTCAATGCACACTCTTCATCTAATCTCTTTTGATAACTCAGTTGTTTATCTGTATCAACAGGTATCAATCGTTCCTCTTCCATTCCTATCTGACCATCATCTTCATACGCTACTGTTAATTCTGCTGCTTCATACATAGCTTCAACATCAAATATACTCATGCCACCTGCTAAGTAGTCATTGATTTCTTCATCAGTAACGTCGTAGACGTTTTTTAATGTATCAGCTACAAGAGTTTCTTCATCATTGAGATACTCGCCACCACCATACTCTTTACTACCTGACTTATCCCCAAAATTATAGTCACCCATGCCCCCATAACTCCATGAGGTTAATGTTGGTACAAAGTAATCATTACTACACTTGTTACCTTTGAAGTTAACCCAACCTGTGCCGTATCGTTTGATACCATCACTCGTGAGTACTGCTATCTTATTCCAACCTGTTACTTTCTTAGCCATCTTTCTGACACCCATGCGTTTAGCTAGGTATGCCATCACTCTACTGTCACTAAACTCACCGTATGGTATTTTTAGTGGCTTGTTATGTTTGCCTAAGAACTCTAACATTTCCTCTGCATACTCTGACCATGTTCCGTTGTGGAATAGTAAGTCAGTAGTCATGCGTTCGCCACTTAGATTAAGATCAACTCTATTAGATATCTCAAACGGGTGGCATAGTTTCTTGTTAACATTTCCTACACTTGCAATCCTAAAGTGAATGATTGCTGTCTTAATACCTTTGGGCTTGAGTTGCTTCTTGATTATCTTAGTGATTGCTTTAGCCTTGATACCTTTTTGGTAATACTTTTTACCATTCTTATCAAGCCATGCTATTGAACCACCATGACAATTCATACTTTCTGCGTCTTCAAGCGTGGACTTACTTGGGTATTTACCATCTTCTATACATATTATTACACACATTTTAGACCATCACCTCCATTGTTATTGTCTTTCTGCGTTGTTGTAACGAGTCTTTGTTGTCTTCTATAAACTGCTCAATAGCTCTCGTAAGTTCTTTGTGAGCAGATACATTCAATTCTACCTGAGCAAATGCTGGTAGTACACGCACTTCAACTGTGCCATGTAATAGGTAGCAGTAATTAATTATCTGATACCTACAATCTGATTTCTCTGATGTAATTAGCTGGTCATATCCTCTATAACCTTTCCTACACCAATGCTTGTCGCCTGCAAGTCTATTATACAATGCACTGCCTGCATTTATATTATTTTTCTTGCCCCATGAGGCTAATCTTTGTATTAGATAGGTTTCTAATTCTCTATCTAATGCTATACAATAGTCTTTCATGAGTTTGAATGATGTATGTTGGTGACTACCACATGAAGTATTAACTTCTGATGGATAGTTTTCTCTAGACCATTCTGCCATCTGGGCAGGTAATAATGGTGGACTAACCATCTCGCCATCAACTAAACCACTGTCGTCATTCATACCACATTCGTGATATATCTCACAACCACAGTCGCCTTCACAATGTTGGTATGTGCTATCACAGTCAGTATAACAGTTGTCTTCAAATGCGTCACGTTGATGTTGTCCACATGCTTCTGATTCCTCATCACATGCACAACTTGGGTGAATGAATCTACATTCATCACAATCATCAGCAACTGCTGAAGTTATATAACAGCTACAGTTATCTAATCTTCTATCACAGTCGTTACAACGTTTACAATCTATACATTCACAATCTTCATGTGAAGTATCACAGTTATCACACACACGACAACCATCACAATCACAATCGTAATCGCAATCGCCATCACATTCGTATCCTTCATTACCACTCACCTCTACTGATGAGTCGCCATGAAATGAAGAGGATTCTCTACGGTGAGCAGGGTGTGCTCCCTCGTCTTCCTCTCCTATACGGTTGACATGTTTGTATGCGTAGTCATCTTTTACCGTCTTTCGTTTTGTTGCAGTCACTATCAAGATAATGACTCCATGAATCTTCTCTGTTTGTACAATGACAAAGTAGAAGCTTCTTGTATTGCTTGCACTAAGACGTCTTGTACTGTAATAAACACCTTATCCATCATCTCTTTCGAGGCAGGGAAATGGGTGGTTTTCAATACAAAACCATGTCTTGCACGCCTTGTTGATTGAGTAATGAGTGCTGATAAGAAACCTGTCTCAGCTTTGAAGTTATCTTCAGAGCCGTGATAGTGCCTATCAGTTCTATGTGACATAGCAAGTATATCATCATAGGCAACAGAATTGGATTGACACGCCATTGCTAGCATATCAATAGCCTTTCTAGTTGCGAACACACCCAAAGACCAATAGTCTAGGCGTTCGGTCGGTGGTTCGATAATAATATCGAAACTACACCTACCACCTTTGAAAAAATCAGGGGATTTATTATCGGAATAGTCACCAATCGCTTGATAACCTTTGATAATAGTTGAGTCACCGTTATGTATGTCAGTCATTATGTTCTTAATGGCTTCCATATTTGTGACTATCTTAGATTTACTAATGGTTGACTCCATTCTTTCCCCACACATAGAGTAATCAATAGAAATAGAAGTATTGTTATATAAACTCACGCTTTGTTTGCTATCTTATGCCTAGTTATTCTGTTGGAATACTGGGCGAGCACGTGGTATATAACCCTTTCTAATTCTATCACTACAAGTGCTAGGGGAATGTGCCAATTAAAAAAAGCAGGCACGAAAGGGGTATTAGTAAAAGATTTTGCCCTCGATAGTTATAGTTATTGCTAACCTTTCCTACCGAGTTTGCTTGCGTCTTGATTGTTGAGAATGTTCTATCCACTAAGGGAGTCCATTTTTGATTTACCGAACAATGTCATAAATGTTCAGATTCTCAACAGTTTCGTCGTATCACTACGTTGTATAAACAGAGTCCAGTCTATTCTCTGAATTACTCGCTTCATTCACTCTCGTCCACGAGCAGTGGCACTCACACTCGACACTAAGCGTTCTAGGTCATTAATACTATCAATGGGTGCTCTCAGTTGACACTCTCGACTATTGGCTTCACACACTGCTGTGCTCTCTCAATAATCTTTGTTGAGATTAACTTTGAACGTAGTTAGTACAGGCTAGGTAAGCCTACTAATGAGCGTCCACTATACAATGCTAACTATAAGACGCCTACCGAGTTGGTATGGCGTGTGTGCTAATCACTACTGCCCGACGCCCGTAGGCGTGAAGCCGTAGTAATCTACAATATTAGTAGGCGTCCGAGACATATAACATTTCCACACTGTTTAGGAACGTTAATAGCGTGCCTAGTGGCTATGGAAAAAAAACGAATTTTAGGAAACCTATATATACGAAATCGGAAAAAAATTACAACTCAATCGGAAAAAAATACGGATACAACTAGGCTCAAATAGGCTCAGGTTTCGGGGTACACTGTTTCGATACATTTATAACACTCTTGCCAAGGGGAGTCATAAACCTTTTTACAACGAGGACATTTGGTCATAGTATCAATACTATCCATACTATTACTGAGCCTAGGGCTGCACCATAAAAAGTGGCATACATATCTTTCCATTCTGCTACGCCTCTGCCAGTAACATAGTCGTAGAGTTCCTTGCCTATACCAAATATAAACCCTGTTATTATTAACGGGAAGAAAAACACGCCTGTAAGACTTAGGCACAAGCCTACTATAAAATGCTGTACCTTATCGTTCATTTTGTTTATTCCAACCTTTATAAGCATCATCAACTTCACATTTTAGGCACGATGAAAAAAAGGAGGGCTTACCACACTTTACGCATTGATTTATATCTCTAAGAAAATCCCTGCCTGAGAAGGATTTTTTGAGCCCAGTTAAGAAGCCTGACAGCAACCATGACATAATATCAATCTCCTATCCTCAATAGTAACATTACTCTTCCAACAACTATGACACATGCCTGTAATATTATCATTATGTTTATGAAACAGGCTAGTCATGAACTTAATTAGTCTTGACATCTTTTTATACATTCCTGTATCCTTTTAAGTCTATACTCGTTAGGATTAGGCTCTTTAGAAACCCTATCGTATACACGCTTAAATTCAACCAAATGATCTTGTCTCAATTTTTTGTCTTGATACATAATATGATTAATTCATTTATATATAAAAGTCTTTCGTTTAACAGTCATAGTCTTCCTCCTCCAAGTCTTTTTCTTCTTCAGGTCTATAAGACAATTTTTATATTCCTTCTCTGCCTAGCCTTGTTATTCTTTGCTCTATTGGATAGGCGTACGCCACAACAAGGACAAAATATACCTTCCCACTTTATAAATACACAGCACTTGCTGCATTTTTTATAATCTGTTTCTGCTATATGCCTTACAGTTTTCCTATGTTCATATATAGGCTCTAGGCATGTGTTTTTACAAATTAAAGCCATTATTTTCTCCCGTCACATGTATGGTTGGGTAGTTGCATTTGGTACTTTAGTTCTATCACGCACCACACACACTCCCTCATGCTTTACCCTCATGCTTTGCTAATTCCGCTTTTAACTTGTCTACTTGTTCTTGTAACGATAAGATATAATCTGCTATCTCTACACTTGATTCGTTTGGATAAACTTTGATCATTAACTCATCGTCATATTCTTTTTCATAGTCATTATCGTTTATGTCTTCCCATGTAGTGAATCTGTCTTTGGTTAGTTTCATTCCCTCATCTCCCAACTGCCCTTAATATGATGATGTAGAACACAAAAGTCCATGTATGACTCTTTACATATCAAACAGTAAGGATGAAGTCTTGGCGTACCAGTCATTACTTTATTCATTTTTACAATCCTCACAGTTATCTGGATCTTTGCATACAGGGTTGTGATTACCGTCCCTAGTAGGGTGTTTGGTATCACGTTTTCTTATTGTTCTGGTCATTTTCATTCCCTCACAGCATGACTCCAAACGTGGTAGTCTCTTCAGGCTTGAAGATTGTATGTCCGTTGTTGCACGTTATACTTTTATTATCATCTAATGCGTAGGCTATAATGCTTGTGTTAAAAAGCAAATTTTTAATGTTCTTGCATGAAGGACAGTCCTTGCTTTCGCAATCCTCGCAAAGTTGTTTTTGCGAATAGCACTCGTCACAGTCCCAAGTCATTGCATTTTCTCCTCGCCTTGTTTTACAAAGCCTTCATTCAATTCTGGTAAGGATTTTGATTTGTATTTCTCAATGTCCCCGTCAACTCGTTTTTTGCCTTCGGCTATCAAAGTTCCCTGCACTCGAAATAGGCAGCGTCCTAAGTCACGTTTACTATGTACAGCGATTAATTTTTGACACGCAATACACATCATCATTTGTATTTGTTTTGATCCTATCATGTTATTATTACACCCAAACGTTATATAAATCTATCTAATAAAAAAAAAGACGTCTATTTGACGTATGGTTTGATGTATGAGATATAATATGACTGACTGGCTAGTTTCCAGTTCTCATATACACTATCACAAAAATCAAAGTATTGTTCTGATATGTCTTTTGTTACCATACATTACCACTAATAACCATCTATATAAACGTAACTGAAAAAATAAAAAGAAAGTTAGGTTATAATCCTAAGATATTAACCATGACTTTTAGTTGTGCCATTGCAACGCCATACCAGTTCTCTGCCAATGCCTTCCACTCATCTCTGTCGTTTGTGATGGTGGTTATTTCATTTGCTAGGCTCGTATTGTTTGCCTGTAGTGCCAACACTTTGTTGTCCAGTTCTGTTGTGTCAACTGTTACGACTTGTTGTTGTACTTGCAACAAAGTTACGTTTGCGTTAAGCAACTCAATTTCCGTTCTTTGCTCTGCTATCTTCTCAACTGACTTGTTAAAGTTTGCCGTAACATCTGCAAGTGCTATTTGTAAAGCCTTTGCGTCAACGTCCCCGTCGTATGTTGCGACATTGTTGATACCAGTGCTTGTAGTTACCACCTCTAAAGGCTTCGCTACTACTGGCTCTGGTGTCGGTTCAACGTACACTGGTGCGACATACACTGGTTGTGGTGGTGCTACATAGACTGCTTCGGTATGAATAATGTTATATCCCCCCGTAGCCTCGTCAAATAGATACCAACCGTCAGTGTTATCTGCTGTCATGTAATCAGGTAAATTAAATACCAATCCTTCTCCAGCTTCAACTGTATGAGAAAATCCACCACTTAGATTAAACGTGTGTGTTACACTGCCAGTGTTAATTATTGTAAGTTCCCCCTCTTCCATCATTGTGATTTCAAAAGGAAAAGTGTCAACCGTAACACGATCTGGTGTTTCTGCATAAGCAAATCCAATTAGAGTTACAAAGATAACTAGCATAACTACTATTGGTGCTATTGTTGTCATTCCTATCATTACATAGTATGATATATATATCTAATATAAACGTATCGAATTAAACATGTATTGGAATGTCATATCTAACTGCTGTCTCTCTCTTATTTTTTCTTGAAACTGTTTTTGGTCTACGTTTACAGCAAGGACAGTTTTCATTAACTAAGTAAATTTTCTCTATCCATTTGTCGCAACGTCTACATAATACATGTGTTTTGTATGCGTTTCCAAATGGTCTATTATCAGGTATTCTGTCACATAATCCTTTGCAGCCTTTCATAAGTAGTTATACTATGTTAGCCTTAATTAAATGTTTGCATATCTAACGCAAATTTTCTAACAGTTCTTCATCGTATGTATTCATTTCATATCCATTTTCATCTTTGTATTTGCATCTTCTTTCAACTGTTTCTGTCTTATTGTTAAGTTTGAAAGATACATACAATAATATCAATCCTACTGGAGTTAGGAATAATGTAAAAGTTAAAAACAAACCTATAAAGAATAAAGGTATATTCATAATTATGTTATGAACACACCCTATATTAATCTTATTATAGGTCGGGACAAATCTTACGTGTTTGTCCACTATCGACCTGATAGAACGCTAGTTACCTAGTAACATATATACATGACACTACTATATAAAGTAAACACTAATAACAACCGTTCCCTTATCGAGTTATTATTAGGTGGTTTAAGAGGGCTACCTTATTATTCCCGACTTAACGGTGGGTAATCCCTGACAACCAATTATATTAATACACTACCTTATTTATAGGTTTAACTCTCATCTTCTTCTTCTTTTTCTCTTGCTTCTTTGACAGCGTCTTCGGATAAAAATGTAAGTTTCCAAAATGTTTTCTTATCATCAGTAGATATTGATGATTTAGGTAGTTTAGCAAATGCCAACTCAAACCATACTAATAGGGTTTTATAGTCGGTTACAGTAAAGTCAACCATATAATCTCTTTAAATAGGTAGTTTAAATTCTTTTGTATGTACACATTGGTATAGCCCTAGAACGAATTTTGACACGTAATTTGGTTCCACAGCAAGGACAGTGTATTCCTTCCCATTTTACAAACAATGCACATAATGTACATCTCTTACCACCATGTATATACATTCTATTACCATGTGGTGCTCTATATCTCTGACATACTCCTTTACAATGATGCATAATAAACTATATATTTGTCGTAATATAAGTGTTATAATGGAAGAAAAGTCCTTTAATGAGCCAAAAGAGGTAAAAAAACCTGTTAAAAAATGCTTGTGTACCCCTGAAATTGGTAAACACCCAAAATGTCCTGAACATAGTCTATAACACAATCTGACATAATTTTAACAATATTAGACAAAGTTTATTAACTAACAAATTACTGATATATCATGGGTATTAGAGATTCTCTTAGTGGATTAAGAAAAGCACTAACCCCAGTAAACAAAGGATACACTGATGCTACGACTAGACCTAGTATAGCACAACCTTATATGAGTACCGATACAGGTGCCAAACTACCAATTTTCCCATTCCCACTCATTATGATCTATGAGTTGGCAGATAACATTGATGCTATTAGAATTCCTATTGAGACACTTAACCGTGAGATGTTTAAGAACGGTTTTGAGATAGTAGAGAGATTCAAATACAAATGTGAAAACTGTGCAAAGACATTCCAATATGCACCAAACATTCACGATGAAAGTGAAGACAAAATAGATATGAAAAAAGTACAGTGTGATTCATGTGGAAGTTATGATATGAGAAGACCTGTACCAGAACACAGAAAGATTCTTGAAGACATTATGAGCAAGCCTGTAAATGGAAACATGCAAAACATGGAAGACCTTTCAAGACAGTTGGAAAGGGATTTGGAGATTGCAGATAACGCTTACATGTTATTGTTGAAGAATTATTTTATTGATGATATATCAGGAGAAATAGATCCATTGAAAACTGAAATTAAAGAACTTTTAAGAATTGATCCACCACAAGTTGCAATGATTGCTGACTCTGATGGTAGAATAGGTTATGATGATAAGAGACAAAAGATTTGGGTATGTCCTAGATTTGAACACAGAGATAAGAGACAATACACTGACAGATGTGATATATGTAACGCTAAATGCCTAAAGGCAATAATTGAAGTAAACTCTGTATATTCTATAGGTATTCCACACCCAAAGAGAGTAATTTACGGTGAAGGTGAAGTTATTTGGAAAGCAGGTAAATACAAACCAAGTTTAATTTATGGTCTATCTCCTATATTCGCTATATGGAGTAAGGCAATGTCATTGTCACACATGGACGAATATGTCAGAAAATACTTTGATAAAATGCGACCACCACGAGGATTACTTGTTGTTGCATCAAGAAACTACGAGACATTCAGAAAATCATGGGACGCATTAGAACAAAAAGCAACTGAAGATCCATACATGATACACCCACTTATGGTTGAATCTGACAAAGGTGGAAAGAACATGGCTAACTGGATAGACTTTACTGGTTCATTACAAGAGTTACAATTCATTGAAGTAAGAAAAGAGTTAAGACAAATCATTGGTGCAGTATATGGTGTACTTCCATTATACTACGGAGAGATGGTAGGTGGTTGGTCACAAGAAGGATTACAAGTTACAATTACAAACAGAGCAGTTAAATGGGGACAGGATATTTTATACAAATCATTCTTTAAGAAATTTGCAGAAGTCATGGGAGTTGACGATTGGGATCTTAAACTTGTAGCAGGAGAAGAGAACGACAAACTTTCAGAACTACAAAGAGAAGGTGTAGAGATTGACAACATGGCAAAACTACAACAGATGGGATTCAAAATAGAAAGAACCCACACTGGAGAATACAATATATCTAAAGAGGTTCAGGAATATGAAAACGAGGAACTTAAAAACGGTAGAGGCAGGTCAACTGCTGCACCTGAAGAGGGAAGACAAAACGCACAAGGCGAACATGTTGAAAGTAGACCTTCTGACATGGGAGGAGTTGCACAAGGACACCCTTCATCTGGTAGTGGAACATCAATGTCACAAAAGAATTTCCCTAATGGTATAACACCAACTAACTTTGACGTAGTAAAGAAAACATTGCAAACAGCAATGGACTTTGGTTGGAAAAAGACAAAGACCGTTGAAGAGTTAAGAAAATATGCAGGTATGACAGTAAGAAATGCAAGAGATATAGTTAACGAAGAGTTTGGTCATATACAAAGATGGGACGATGAACAAAATGACTAAAAAGTTCCATAAATGTGACGACAGTTGTAAACACCCAGATGAAAAGCCTAAAGTTGCAAAACCTAAAGTTGCAAAAC